ACGCCTCGCGAAGTTTGGGGATCAGTTCCGACATGCGCTTCTCGGCGTCTTTGGTTGGACGCGAAAGATTCTGCAGCTGCACCCCGGTGCCGGCCCACCTGCCGGTTGCTCCCGCCCCCATGAATACGAACTGATGGCGCAGGCGACCGTCTGCCGCGGCGTTCATGCGCAACGCGTCCAGTTTGTGGACGGATGACTTGGACGTCTGCAGGCGCAGCAATAGGGCTTCACGGCATTCTGGCGTCAGTTCACCCTCGCCGGCCAGCGCGCGCTTGACGAACGCTTTGCCCATGGCATTGAAGATGTAGCCACGTTCCCGTGCCCATGGCAGCAGCTGCGGCACGGAGTTGGGATTCTGCAGGTTGGTGAGTTCGAGGAGACGGCGCTCGAGGCGCGCTCGTTCGATCGCAACCACTTTCGTCGCACCGGCAACCAATTCCATATCCGCCGGCATGCCTCGCTCGTTGATCTTCTGGTCGAGTTCCCACGCACGGCGCTCTGCGGCGGGAAGCATCCAGCGCTTGACCTTATTGTGGATGGTGCGCTCCGCGCGCACGTCCTGGCAGCAGTACCCGCCGAATCGCTCCCACTTGTCCGGGTGCGTCTTCCAGTTGTTCCACGTCGTAGGGATGCGGCCGAAGAGTCCGGAACTGCCGCCGACCTCGACCGGCTCGCAGAACAGTTTGATGAGCTCCTTTCCTTCTGCCATCTTGGCAACTTCATCGCCGATCTGGAGCACTTCGCCCGCATCCTCGAGGCTGCCGGGCAAAGAGATGTAGCGCGCACAGATGGACGGGTCCAGCCATTCCGCGGTTGGGATGTCGCGGCGGAGCACATGACGGTACACCCCGCGCTCGAAGGCCGCGTTCCACGCCAGTTTTTCGACGAACGGATCCTCGAGAGCCTCCGCCAGTTCCGCCGGCATCTCCGGGTGGATGTGTGGCTCCCACAGACGCACGGAGGCATCGTTTACCGCCCACGCCAGCATCAGCACCTCGGTGCTCGGGTGGGTGAGGTAGTTATAGAGGCCGACTTCGTCGATCATCACTTCCGATCGCGTTTCGAAGTCCTGGTGGAGATGGTCGGTCACATTATCTTCCAAGCGTGTCGGCTGAACCACCAGGCCGCCGTGAGTGCAACTCCTACAGCCAGCGTTACGTACCAAGTCCACCAACCGCCCTCGGTCTCCCACTCGCTCTCAGGGTCGTCGAGCAGATTGTCGACCCAATTGCCTTCCGGGTCCGTAGCGCGCTGCTCCTCTGTCAATCCGTCTATCTTCATGGCTTGGCCCTTACCAGTTCCATCCGAATTTTTCTTTTAAAGAAGCGCCCAGCATCCCGAACAGGAAGCCAAAGATGACGGTAAGAAGAACAATTCCGAGTCCTTCACTACCACGCCAAAAGAACAGAAACCAGATGGCGCCGACAATCGAGGGGACCACCACTGCTGTAGATACTGCGCATACCAACATACCCAGCAGCACGGTTCCGACCACACTTAGAAGTTTGCGCATTTTACGCGTCCTCTGTCTCCCTCAAAGAACTGTTTCCTTGCCCGGCTCCGCAACTTCGCTCTTCGCGTTCGCTTCGAGTCCGGATGTGACTTGTAATGCTTGAAGACCTTTTGCAGAGCCTCGATGATCTCTGCCTCAAGAGAGCGTGGATGACGTGTTCGCTCCCAATGTGACCGACGCTTGTTTGGCTTCCAGTCGAACATGGCCGGTCACGCTGCTTTCTTCCCGAACTCCACGCCCGGAGACATCTGCTTTCCGCACACCCCGCAGCGGAGGCAGGCAAAGATGCGGCCATCGTTGTATATCGTGCGCGAGGTCTGCACGCTATAGTGATCGCAGAGCACGTTTTGCCTCACCCATGCCCGAAGGCGTCCGGAAACTGGAACTTCCACAGATTCACTCACAGAGAGCACCTTTCACGAATCGGTATAGATCCTTTTGGCAAATCTAGAGCGCACTCCAAGCAGAACCATTGCTTGGTGCCCATGACGTAGTTGTCTGCAGGGCTGCCACACTTTTCACATTTCGCCTGTTCGGAATCTGGAACGGCCATGATGGTTCCTTTCACGAATCGGTAAAATTTAGCAGAGCGGGAGTGTAGAAAGTACACGATCCTGATGCAGCATGACGATCCTGGTAGTCTTCTTGGGCGCGATTGGAGGTAACGTTAGAACGGTATTTGTTGTAACGCGTTCTTGCGCTCCCAGTTTCTCGCGCAGGATGTTCTTCGCATCCCCACAGCGCCGTACCACGACCATCGGTCCAACGCCCAATTTTTCTGCTGTTTCGTTCACGCTGTATCCCTCCACCATGCGCAACCAGACAACACGGCGCAGGCGCACAGGCAACTGGTTGATAATCCCCTCCACGGCAACGTGGTCGACCTCAGAGCGTGTGTCTGCCGGCTCGCGATCCATATCGTCCAGAGACGACGCGTCAGGGGTCTTCGACCGCAGGTGCATCAGCACAAGATTGGTGGTCAGCTTGTAGAGCCAGGTGGAGAATGTAGACCTGCCATCGAATTGTCTGATTTTTAGATGCAAATGGAAGAAGACATCTTGCGTTAAATCTTCGGCGTCTGCCGGGTTGCGAAGCATGCCGAGGCAACGGGTGTAAACCTTGGCGCGATGCTGCTTGAGTAGCGCAGCGAATGCTATCTCGTCGCCCTCTTGGGCGCGAGCGATCAGAATCGACGTTTCCATTTTTCGGGACCTGCAGGAGTGTGGGGTGAGAGGGAAGTTTGTGCAGGCAGGGCGCCCGCGGCGGAGGAGGTAGGCCCGGTGTCTATCTAGGTTCCGGGAGTGCTTTCTATCAGGGTTTGTGATCGGCGGCGGGTCATTGCTACCGGACCCCCGCGCAAGCTACTTTCGGAAAAATGTCAGATTGACATAAAACCCTTCTGCGCTTTGCTGCCTTCTCAATATAAGTCGGCGCGCAGACTGCGAACCAATCGTTGATAGCCTCAGCCAGGAACACTTCAGGAGAGACACCGGTTTGTTTTGAGAGAGTCTCGAGACGGGTAATTTGCTGAACGGAGAGTTGAAGCATTGGGGGGGTTTGGGCCGACCACCTTGTGTGGATTTGATGAATTGAGAATATGGGTAAAAAGTTCTCGTGTCAAGAAATACTCACGGATATTTTAGGACCATTCCCAATACAACAAAAGAGGTAACTACACCTGTTGACCAAAATGGTAAAAATTATGTTGCACATCAACCCATGTGCTGTGTTATTTTTAGCTCGCCCCACTTTATGAGGAAAGGTAATTGTGAGTCCATGAAGCACACAGAGATAGTCGCGGTGGACACGAAAGCGTTGTTCGAGGGGGTCGGGGAACTCGAACCCCGTGAGAAACAGATTCTCGAGCGCGAGGCGAAGGCCCTGCGTTCCGACATGGTCACGTTCGCTCAGTCGAAGCTCGCCATCGGCGAGCACCTCGCAAAGATCCACGAAATCCTGGAACCGAAGCGCGTGTTTGGCCGGTTTCTGGACAACCTACGCAGTGGGCTCAGTAAGCGTACGGCATTGAGGTATATCGACGGCTTCCATAACGCCGCGGCGATGTTGCCGGAGCCTGTGCTGCGCGAGGCAATGGCACGTGGCATGAACATCTTAGGCCACACCGAGGACCGGCCGCTCGGCCGCTACACGCTGGCAGTCAAACGGTTGCCGGCGCCGAAGAGTAACAACCCCAAGGTGATCGACGCGTACTTGGAAGAGGTTGCGGAGAAAACACGCGAACTCTACTCGAACGAACTGGAGCGGGACGAGGATGAGCTCGTCAAGGAAGTGTTTCGATTCTTTGACGCGCGCTTCCAGCGGCTGCCGAACAGCCACAAGACCAGGCGCCGGTTTGTCGAGACCCTCGGGGGGATGATGGTTGCGAGGTTGGGAGTATCCACACCCCAGACGTTTGAACCGGTAGCGATCGACACTGTAAGAGCGGTACGCGGCCGACCTCGCCACAAAGAACCAGAAGCCGCGTAGAGAAGCGGGCGACCTTCGGGTCGCCCTACTTCTTGGGCGTTTTTGGCCATCGTCGCTTCCTCGCAGCCTCCGCGTTGTGTTTTGCCGTCTCCGCCTTCCGATCCGTGCGCGCCTGGCCTCCTTTTCTTCCCCTCTCCGCAGCTTCGCAGCTGGGACATACGAGCGGCCTACCGTGTATAAGGCAAATCGCTGATTGTACACATGGTTGTGAGTCGTTCCCGTTTTGGCCTTCGCCCTTTTTTCGCTGTCCCTTTCGCCGCTCCATGACGCCTATCATATCAGCACCACAGATGGTGCATCCGGGACATTCCGGGAGAACTCCGGGAAGATGCAAGCAGGGATTGGTTAGGTTAGGGTTAGGTAAAGGTAGGGGTTTAGGACGTGCGAGAGACTCCCCTCTTTTTCACGGTCAGAGGGAAAAGTTTTCGCATATTCGACTAGTGTGCCGCATCAAAGCGTTTTGACACCTCAAAGCCCATGACCGGTATCCCGTGCCCATGCTGCGATCGTTTGCTACCCCTGTCCGCCTTCGATGCGCGCGCAAATCGCCTTCGTGAAAGGTGGCCCCGCTCCTGGAAGGGCCGGAGAGGTGGGAGATGCAGAGAATGCAAGCGGCGTGGGCCAGATACGGTTGCAAATAGCTACTTTCTCAACGCCTACAGGATGACGCTAGGGCAGCGCAACCGCCTGCTAGAAATACAAGAGAACAGATGCTTAATCTGCTTGGAAGAGCACCCCGCCGAGGGGAAAAGATGGCCTGTGGACCACGACCACGACACCGGAAAGATACGCGGGATATTGTGCCACCACTGCAACTGTCTGCTAGGCTATGCGCGCGAAAGCATACTCACCCTCGAGCGGGCAATAGATTATATCCGGCATTATTCTCCCCATCGTAGGTAAAAGATTTTCGCGGATCAGCCACCGAAATTGCATCTTAACTCACGACACCCCTGACAATTTGCCCCGTTGAAGGCCCGCGGTGAAATGATCTGCGCTCTGTGGATCACCGCGCGCAACCCTCTCCAGCCTCTGCGCTTTTCATACCGGAAAACTGCGGCCTCGGCTCCGCCGGCCTTCACCAAGGGATCCAAAAATGACACGCCAAACGGTTCTATTTTTCGCACTGCTGATCGGATCGCTGCTGATGCTGCGGTTCGCCTGGCACCCTCTGTCCGACCACTTGGCGACCTCTGCGAGAGGCGAGATCATAATCCGCGGCGTGTGGTGCCATTCCGACGGGTTACGGCAGTGGTGTGATCCTGACCTCGCCGTAGGCGACGTGGTGCGCTAGATGGCGATCTCCCATGGCCAGCGCCTTCGCCGCGAGCTCGTGAAACTGCTCGAGGACAAAGACCTCAAAGCGGCCGAGCGGCTCGAGGCGGCCAAACTGCTCTCCGATGTGCTCAAGAGCGGGGTAGGGGAGCGCAAGCGGGGAAAGAAGAAGATTCCGGGCAAGACGTCCGAAAGTTTACTGGGCTAGGTTGCACCAGGAGGAAGCATGAAACGCGAACGCGAAGCAAAGAACGAAGAGCGCAACCCCTCTCCGCAGGTTACTTTCTACGACGGGGATCGCGCACAAGGGAACGCGATGGGATCACGCGCCGATCGACAGGGATTCAACAACGGCCGGTATAATGACCGCGCTACGGAACGCGCTTACGATCGGGGATGCGAGCGATAGAAAAACTGTAAGTTCCAAAGATGTCGTCCAGTTACTGCAGCGAACCCATGGCCTCGAATGCGACGAAACGGGCGACCCTTTCCCTGCTGTCCTCGGGGAGTGAGGACCAGATAGTGACTATCCTGGCCAACCGTGGCTCCAGGTTTCCATGCTTTCTTTCTGCCTGTAGTCGCTTGTCGTTGCGGCGTATGGTATGCAATGGGTGAAATCCTCCTTGTGATGTCCTGATAATAGCACAACGCCACGTTGTGTCAACAGCAAAATGTAATAAATGTGCCGTCCAGTTACTGGACGGCCTTTTTACTGTTCGGATTCTGCGCGCAGATCGCCTCGTGCTGGCCCGCGCCCATCGCATTCGATGTGAAGCCACACCCGAAGCGGCACGGCACCATGTGGGCGCCACAACGTGGTTTGTGGGTGCGCATATCGCGGGCGCTGAACATCGCGCCGCACTTGGGGCAGGGAAGTAGCTTCTTTGCCGGCCCGCCGCCATAGAGAGACTGACGCGTACGCGCGGCGGCCGACAGCAGCAGATCCGCGTGCTCGGGCGGAATCTCTGCCAGCAACTTCTCCCATTGTTCGCGCGTCTTCACTGTTTCCTATCCATCCCCTCTGCCCTTAGAGCGGCAGCAATCGAATCATATCCCTCGACCCCAGGTCCAGGCCTGCGGCCGATCGGCAGCACAACAAAGACCAGCCCACTGTCATACAGGCGGGACCACAGTTTGTGAGTGCCGCGCAGGTACTGGCCAGTCTCGAACGACACTTCTGTTATTTCCCAGTCCATCTCACTTCTCCTGGCGGCTGATCTTTCGGTTGTACTCGTTAACCCGCGCGTGTCTCGCCGGATCCAATTGGCCGCCTACATACAGATCCGCGCGGTCGGGGTACGTTGCGTCATAGAGTGCCAGCCGATCATCGTGCGGCATGACCATACGTTTTGGAGTGCGACCCCCACCCATGCAGCACCGGCCCGCAGGCTGCCCACAGTCGGGGCAGCCTGTCGTGTTCATGGTGTCCGTCCAGCGGAACCCGGTCACGATGTTCGGATCCATCTCGCCTCCTCTCCTGGATAATAGCACGATGACACGACGCGCCAAGTTCGGGTTTAGCCGGCTCTGAACTCACGCCATCCGGTGCCCGTGAATTTGCCGTTAAGTTCATGTTCAATCACACGGCACACATCGTCCGTTATGTCGCGGTATATGCCACCCTCCTCACACTCATCGTAGATGGTGGAAGCTTTGTGCTCGGGCGCTAGATCTCCATCTTCGGCATAGTCCCCAACGATAGCGATTCGATCGCCGGCCCACCGCCCGATTGTGCGCGTAGCTATTACGTGATAGTCGATGGGCATAGGACCAGGACTGGCGTTATATTGGGGGAAGGTGCGTTCCGGCCCGTGCCAGTTTTCCTTCAGGTCCAGATCTCCCCCACCGCGCGCTTCACGTTCAGCAGCTGTGAGGACGACGAGCGCGCGCCCTACACCCGCACTGGCGACCTGCTCCCAAAGCTTTAGACCAGATGCCAGTTTGTGTGGATCGACAAATTCCTTTTTGTCGAGGTTGACAGGTTTCCAGTATTGACCCACTTGGTTACTCCTTCTCCCCGTATGTTGTCGAGGTAACAAAAGGCTTTGACGGCCGGCGGTCTAGCGCAGGTACGTGGTGCCATACCCTGTGACGCCCGATGCTCCGAAGTCCTGCGCGAAGATGTTGCTGCGTGGATTGCGCTTTTCAGGTCCCTTGTATCCGGCCGGCTTCAGGACGTCGCCCGTTGTCTTGTCGACGAAGCAGTAAGCGGATCCGTGCTCGTCTCTCCGGCCGTTGTAAGCGGCGACCGCCACCACGCGCACGTACTTCAGTCCCTCCTGGATCTCGAGGACCACCGCCTGGGTGGGTGCGTACTGCCGCATCCGGTCATCCACCTTGGCCTGGGCTGCCTTGAGAAAGCCCGCGAGTGCTGTCTGAAAGTCCATGTTTTCCTCCATGCAGGTATAATAACACAATAACACGAAGTGTCAACTAAAATCTAGGCGGATGCTGTGATCACTTCGCACTTGCTATGAGCACGCAACTCACAGGATTTATGCTGCTGGTCGCCGTCGTTTCCGATACGGCCATCCGCGCTAACGGTTTTACATGCAGGGAGGCGCTGTGCATGGGTGCTTGCCACACTTATCGCAAACGGATGTCAAGGACCGTCCACAGCAAGCACACATAGGCTCCTGTACGGGGGTGTGCTTGCGGCCGAGCTCCTTCTCAGTCAGGTACTCTTTCTCCATCCATCTTCCCTGTGATCCTTCGCGGCGGTTCTGCGCGTTCACCTTGCCGGCCTGCTGCGGTGTCCAGATCTGCTCTTCTCCGTAGATAATCCCGTCGTACCCCTGGAACACATAAGCTTTTTTCACTCGCGAATCCTCCGATGTGCTAAGAATAGCACAATGACACACAGTGTCAACTAAATAATGCGTCCAGATTCCGGACGCGCTACCACTCGAGTGTGATACCGAAGAACCGAAATGAATGCCGCGGCTGATCCGGCGGAAATGGACTCAGCCAGGGATGGCGCGCGCATACTCCCATGCCGATCTGACAAGTGCACGGTTTGACGGCCGCCGGCGGGGTCATTTTGCAAACCCAGGATGCCCGGCATCCTTCAAGCAATCGCACAGCGCGAGCTCTGTGGGGCAGCCTTCGAAGTTTCCCGCGGTGAACCTTACGGCGCGCAGGTGCAAGTATGCTTGGTGAATCGCGCGGATCGCCTTGATTTTGTCGAGGCTTTCCAAGGATGTGCAATAGATCTCTGTGTGCATGGTGGCACCTCTCACTGTGAGTCTCTCCAAACTTGCGCCTGCTTTGCGTCATGCTCCTGGCGTACCAGCCGCGCGCGTTTTGCTCGGCGGGTAGATCTCACCAGCATCGAAACCGCAAGGGCTGAGGCTAGAAGCGGACTAAGCATAGAACCTGGCCCGCGGGTATTCCTTGCGCACCATTTCCTTTGCTTCCTCTCGGCTCCTGGCGCGGAGGAAGAAGTCGATTTGCCAGTCAACACCGTCCGGGCAGTACGCGCGATACATCACGCCACTCGGGACCCTGCCGCCCCAGTATGCGCCGCCTTCGTCATAGTCGTAATCGACCATGCGCAGGCGCACCAGATGGAACTTGATGGGCAATTCGCGTGATTCGTCATCGTGCTGATCTGGGCGCCCCATAGGCGCGCCATACTTGCTCGACACGTTCGACAGCTTAGGTATTGGCATTGTCTTAGCCCTTGCGCGTGACGCCAGTCCTGGAAAGGAAGGCGTCAGCGTCTGTTGTCTCTGTTGTGGTGATCGGCTTTCCGTCCGCGTCGAACCCGTGCCACGTTTCGACCACAACACGCATGGACGGGTTAACTGTTACGACGTCCCGGAAGCTCGACCAGATGTGGCCGGCGGCTGATTTTAGCGTCCGAAACTCTCCTGCGCCCGAGCCTCCGTCCTGGTCATTCTCAATCCAGACGCTGTACCTCGTGGTCTTCAGGTATTCATACTTACGGACCACAAACCAGCTGTGGGCGGCCGTGTGCTCGATGCTGGCCTTCCGTTTAGCCGTGATCTCGGCCAGGTTGCGCATTGCTTTGCTCTTTTCTGCCGTTTATAGACTGGCGACCTGTCTGTTAGCTGTTAACTCCTATGGATGCATAGGTGCTCCACCTTTACCGCCTGCTATACGCGGCGTTGGAAGCGCAAGGGCTAGCCATCATAGCTAAGGCCGTGATGGTGTTGTGCTTGTTCTATGCATCCATAGCAGCAAACCGCGCTGCCCTTACTTAGTAAGCAATTGAGATAAACTTGGCTGCCCTAATACCAACCAAGCATGCTGAAGCATTAACTCCCCACGGCCAGACCAGCCGCCTGCATGCCGGCAATCAGGTCGTCAGCGTATCTCCACTCAACACATAGCGCGTTCCCGAACCACTGCCAGGACTCGGTGTCGGTGTTCTCCTGGATCCAGTCCTTCGCTTGCTGTGTTTCAGGAATCACGCGCACTATGGATCCTTGGTTGTCGATTGTCACGTCTCGTGCCATTTTTAGTCCTCCTCCCTCTCGAGGGAGCCCGCGTGTACTTGGTAGCCCTGGCGAGGAGCGATGCGAAGCTCTCCGCAATCAGGCAAGTCTTGGCACGCTCTCAGATACTCTTCGTCAGAGAGCCCCAGTTCGTCCGACCCTATGGACTGTTGGCCATAAAAGAACCACTTACCACTGGGCTGTTTCTGCTGAATTATGGTCGTGTACCTGATAATCATTTTTGGTCTGATCCCCCTCGATGTGTCAAGAATAACACAATAACACATAGTGTCAATACAATTCTGCTACAACTTTCAGCCGATCTCCTGATCTATCGTGCCGTGTTCGGTGTGGTACTCCTCGACGCTGTCGAAGTGCGCCTCGACCGCATCCGCAAATAACCCGCGGTTATGCCGGCGGTGCTCGTCGCGGAGCCAGATTGTAAAGGCTTCGCGCCAGTCGTTTATGATCTCGCGATGCGTGCTGCCATCACATCCGAGCTCGGCCGCATCGTGGCAACGATTCGCGCGGTCGGGGTCGTTTATAAAATCGTCGCTACTGGCGCCCCAGACGTTTTGCACATGCTCGGATCTGATGAAGGCATCCACGAATGCCTTGATTCTCTTTTGCGATGCTGGCGTCATTTCGTCGGCTCCCATCCGCAGTTGAGGCAGCCTCCGCCGAAGTTGACATGGTGCGCCGTGCACGGTGTTGCAAGCTTGCGCGCGGCCGCATGCTCGGCGTGGGTGCGTGGCCAGTTCGAGTAAGGGTAAGGAGGCTCCAGCCCATTGCCGTTGCATGTCCAGCAGCGGATCACTTCATGACGGTGTTCCTTTGTCCGGAATCCGGACGCTTAGACTGCAAAGGTGAGCTCACGCCACGCGCGCGAGTATTGGAAGGCCAGCTGCGCAGAATATGCGGCGGCTCCGCTGAATCCGCGCGCTATGTAGCCCAGTGAATCCTCGGCGTACTTATTGGCATAGGCCAGGGTGGCAACGCGCACATCCAAAAGGGTCTGATCGGTGAGTGTGAGTGTCTGAGTCATTCGCCCTGCCTCCCGTGCTGATGTATTGAGAATAACACAATGACACACGGTGTCAACTAAAATGTGTTGCAACTTTCGCGCTACCCTCGGCCGATCTCGAAATGCATCGCAAGGAATCCACAACCCCCGTGGATGTCAATTTGCATCGCAAGGAATCTGGATCCGCGCGGCCGATCTCAAAACGCGTCGCAATGAATAGTGCGCACGAGCCAGGATCTCGAAATGAGCCGGCGGCATTCTGGATGTGCGGCCGATCTCGAAATGAGCCGGCGGCATTCTGGATCAAAATAGGATCTCGAAATGAGCCAGGGGCATTCTGGATCCAGATAGGATCTCGAAATGGACCGGCGGCATTTTGGGAAAATGTCATTCTGTCATTCCTCGAGTCAGAGACAGGAGATCGGCGCCGGCATAGGCGGCTGGATCCAGAGACAGGAGATCGGCGCCGGCATAGGCGGCTGGATCCAGAGACAGGAGATCGGCGCCGGCATCTCATTTGACTAGATGCTTTAGCGCTGAATCGAAGTGGTAATCGTTTGCGTACGCGTAAACGACATCACAAAGGAACCGCAGACCATCACGGCCGGTTGCATGCCAGTAATCCCAGCGTACGCGTTTATCAGAGAATGAGGGATTCTCCGCCATGTATTGCGCCACAGGTACGCGCGCAAGAATCGGCGCCAATAGCGCGCGCATGGTCTCTAGATGCTCGGCCGTTATCTTCATTTGGTTTCCCTCTTTTCTCGAGCCGATCGGCGCGCCGGCCGGCCGTCTTGATTCGTTAGAGTGTGGGGAATTGCATCCCAGCTTTGTAACCGTGCTTTGTATAAAATGCCTTAATAGGCACAATGGCGCGGTTCACCTCAGCATCTGTTGGCGCCGGTAGACGCGGGAATGCTCCCATTCCAGCGAACATGTGACCATGTACCAGTGTCATAAGCCGATCGGCCGCGGCGGCCGGCCGTTTCCAGTATGGCCAACCATCACTGTGTGCGTTCACCTCATCCCGGAATGCTCCCAAGAATCGCGACGCTTTGCCTAAGACAGCATGCGACGCAAATCGATCTATTGCATTGTCAATTTCTGCCTCATTCATCCACATATGCCGTTTTCCTTCCTAGTAGATACAGGCATGCCCTTAGGGTGCGAGTGGGAATGCCTTTACCTGCTAACCCGTGATGATTCCGGCCGAGCCTTTACCGCACTTCATACATGCGACATACAAGACGCGGCCGTCTGTGCGCGTGATGTCGTAGTGTCTGCAGAATGTTCGCTCGAGCATCCTGATAATGAACATGGGTTACCCTTTCATGCTGGCGCCGATCGGCGCCGGCCGTTAGTGTCCGGAATCCGGACGATTCGCTCGGCTGGGGCCGTTAGTTTGCTCGGCCGCGGATATTGATCCACAATGCCGCTTGTAACTCGGCCGGCGCGATACCGGCCGTTATTGCTGCAATTTGGTACGCCTGTGTGATGTCCTGATACATGAGCTCGCGTATAGCCTCAGGCGCATCCGGATGTGCAACCTTAGACGCCCATGTGTCGACGGTGACCGCGTCTAGATCTCCGCAGATATTGCGATAAAACGCGTTGACCTTAGGACCACCTAACACCGATTCCGGCGCTTCGCCTTGCGCGATACGCCATGCTTTGTCAACGTTGCGGCCGAGTATGCCGCGCACCTCGGGGAATGGTAATCCTGTGTCGAATGCCTCAGCCACTGCGCGCGCGGCCACCATGTTTCGTGACCAGTGAACGCGAGGAGATAAAGCAGCGATAATACCGGCGCCGCGCTTTAGATCTCCCGGGGAGATCTCACGCGCAAGGTTGCGTGCCTTTACATACCACGCGCGGCCGTCTGTGAGCTCGGCCGGAGTGACAGTTTGCCATCGCGTGAGAATGTTTGCAGTGTACTTGCGCACGTTACGCGCGCGCTTTTTCTTGCGTTCAATCCGAGTCATTTTGGTTTAGCCCTTTTAAAATGTTGGGTTTAGTAAACACGGGCATGCCCTAGTACCGCTCGAGCATGCCCGTATCTGCTAGACCGTGCCAGTTTGCAGATATTGCGCCATGAATTCGTACTGATTCTCAGGAAACGCGCCGTACTTCATGAAGTATTGCGCCTGAGCGTTTACCTCAGCATCGATGATGCGAGAGTAGCGCGCAATTTCGGCCGGAGTCAGAGTGGGAATGAGCTCGATCATAATCCGCTTCATTTCCTCAGCTGCAGCTGCTTCGCCAGTGGGGGAAAAATCGGCATCGATCGTAACGTGTGCGTAATCGTGCCATGCGCGAAAGAGCCAATTGAGAGATGCCGAGCCGAAAATCGTGCCGAGTGAATTACCGACGTTGATTTTCAGATGTCCTGTGGCTTCCCAGTCACGTTTCATTGCGGCGTAATCGGGGTATTGATCGGCAGTCAGAGTGTGAGGAACGCGGCCGCCAATGTACTTCACAATTGCGTTGAAACCTTTGTCGAGGATAGGCACGATATTTTCTCCTGTGTTTTGTCCGGAATCCGGACGGTTAACGGTATTCGACGGTGATTCCGTCGACGCATCCGACGGCCGGCGCACAGATTGCAGTTGGCCGTACCTGTAATGTCTGCAGTTCAATCGGTGACAGTTCCATCGGCTGGATGGTCGCAAGGTATGCCGCTCCGAATACTCCGGCCGGAATCGCCAGTGTTATCGCCAGAGCTCCGATGACTGCCCTAATGTTTTCCATGGGTTTGATATTAGCACAATGAAACATCGTGTCAATAGATCCACGCAAATATTCTTACAACTTTTCGGGAGCACTATCAGACGCCACAGTAGGCCGTCCGTATTCCGGACACTCTAGAGGCACCATTACCGGCCGCCACAGGCACAGGTATGCCCGATCGGCTGGAAATAATGCCGAATAACCGTAAGGGTTTTTGCGTCTAAACACTTAGACGCGGATTGCTGGCAGGATATCCGGCCGGTTTTATACCCCGAATGTGGCACTCAGGCGCCGGCCGCCGCTCACACTGGATCCAGTCGGCCGCCAAACACACGACCGCGCGCCACTCACTACACACTGCGGAATGCAGTACTCCCACACATAAGGCAATAGAAGGATAGGAACGTACCAGTGAGCACGTGTACGCGCCTATATACGTGGTAGGGACGCGGCCGAGCTCACACTTTGTCCGATGGTTTCGGGGTCATGGGTTACATGGCACTGTGCCATTCTCACGACGAAACGTATTGAAAAGCGTATTAAAGCAGGCAGTGTTAGACGGATCACCGTCGAAACGTATAGCCAAAAACGCACAAATAGACGGATTGACGATGAAATCAAGGGATTATAGAGCCGTTTGGCTGCAGGCACATCCGTACGTAGACGCCACGTGGCTTGACGCGAAGATAAAAGAGGGTTTCAACCTTCACCACGTCGACGGCAATCGCCAGAACAACACTCCAGACAATCTGCTGCTGATATTTGGGCCGGATCACCATCGCTTGCACAAACTGGAACGCAAGATACACCGTCTACTCGAGACCGTTCGCCAGTTGGCTTCGTGAAACTGGGTAGAGTACATGACTCTACCAACTGCAAACGTTGCAAACAAAGGACTAAGCCCTTGCACGTTTCTACCGTCCCCCTTGCCAGTGGCAATTCCGAGCCGATCGGCTCGAGCGTACCCCGCGGCCGGCGGCCGGCGGCCGATCTGGCCAGCTGAGGCGGCCGGCGGAGCCGGCGGGGAGGGCGGGGATCCTATTTTTGGCTTGCCAGGGGGGCCGGGTCTGTCCCCTCGACGGTCCTCAGACGGTAGCTCGTGGCCTAGCAAACCCACCCACCCTTTAGGAGGCAGCCCATGACACCAGACGAGAAGTACGGAACGAGTACATCCGGTTTTGTGAGGACGCCGATCGTGGCCAAGGCAGCCCACACTTGCCTTGGGACTACTGGGTTGCGAACGTGTTGATCCCCCGTGTGATCCGTGAGCACGACGAAGAGATCGATCTGGCAGAACGAGGTCGACCACCAGGCCGTGCCGAGCGCGCGGATAAAGAACGCAGGGACCGCGGCTACTACTGAGGACCCATGAGCGAACGAAACGACCGAATCCCACTCAAGGGCGGAGACGAACAAGACGCCCTGACCATACGGCGGCGTCGATTCTACGGCCCGACAGCAGGTGTCGTGCGCAAACTCAAGCAATCGTACAACCGGCGCCGGAGACGGGAAGTCCGGAAAGAAATCGCTGCTATCACCGAGGGACCCAACGGCGCACTCTGACACCCCCGGTACCAACCCGACCCCGCCTCACCGCGACACCCCCGAGTCCGGTTCCATCCACCGCAAATAAAAAACCAAGGCCCCGACTCCACTCCAGAAGGTTCCAATGAAATATCGCATCACCCTCGCTCTCGTCCTCGTCGCCACCGCGTTCTTCGCTTTCGCCCAAACCCGCAAGACATCGCCCTCCGTTCGCGTCGGTAATCTCGCCGCGCCGAAGGCCGCCGTCTCGACCACGTCCTCCGGGTTCACCACGTTCTTCTTCGACTGGCAGTACACCGCAAACCTGCCCGCCTGCGTCTCGACCAACACCGCCTGCTACGACGGGTTCATCCTGACCAACACCACCCTCGGCAAAGTGGTCGGGACCCAGACCGCCATCGGCCCGGGGAGCCTTTCCTACAACTACAGCCCGGTAGGCGGCGTCCCTTATGGAACCTCAGCGTTCAGTCTGGTAGCGCACGGATTCGACGCCAACGGTGCCGAGCTCACATCCGCGCCGGCGACCGTATCCATCACCGTCCCTGTCACGTCTCTGAACGGTCCGACGAACCTGCAAGGCACAAAGCAGTGAACCGCTGGCTCATCACAACCGCTCTGCTGTTCGGTCTGGTGGGCTGCGGCACGAACTCGGATACTCCCCCTCCGGTCGTGCACAAACTGCTCATCACCTGGGACGACGGGGACACCGGTCGGCCAGTCTGTGGCAACCCCGTCGATTGCAAGTCTGGATACACCGTCCACGACAAAACGACCGGCAAGACCGCGGACGTTCCGATCGGCACCCTCGAGTACATGGCGCCGACTGACCTCGACACCTACGAGGTCCGCACCAACGGTTACGACAACCAGGGGCAGCCAATCAGTTCGCCGTACAAGCCAGTCCCACCTGCGCAATAAAAATCGAGCACCCCGCCCGGAGTCACTGAACAAATGCCTGCTTCCCACCCTAGCCTGCGCCGTATGCTCCGGCGGATCAACCGTGTGTTCTTCAACAACGAACTGCCGGATCTGCCAATCTATTACGAGCCGACCGATGACGCTATCCTGCTAACGCACACGATCGATGCAGTGCCGACCCGCATCACCGTGGACCCGGCGCTGAAGGGGTACAACCGGATCATAAAGCTGTACCTGGCGCACGAGATGATCCACGTCAAGCACCCGAAGATCGGACACGGGAAAAGGTTCGACGCCGAGATCCAACGGCTCTGCAAAATCCCTGCGTACCGCAAGCTGCTCTGAAAATGTCAATCTGACAAAGACTTGCGAGATTTCCGAAGATGTCTTCCCGAAAACGCATCTAAGTAAATGCGGGGAGTAGCTCAATAGGTCCAGAGCACAGGAAGCGATCGCCTCGAACCCTGAAGATTCCGGTTCGACTCCGGGCTTCCCGCCTTTTAAGGAGTTGTTATGCGCAAAGAAACGTACATCAAGACGCAGGACGGAGCCGAAGGCATCGCAGGCGGTGGTGGTATTACCGTCAACGATCCGACCACGATCAACCCGCAGAAGATCAATCCGTACAAGGTCAACGTTCGAGTTTGACTAGGAGCGCGCAACCGCGCGCCCGATAGGTGAAAGTCCTTGCAGTGCCCCGTCATAGCCGGTGGCTAACCCCCAGGAGACAGCATGTCGTTCAAATCCGTGCAGTCCAAGATTGCGAAGAAGGAAGGCGTTTCGAGCAAAGCAGCCGGCGCCATCCTCGCCAGCGCGACCCGAAAGGCGTCACCCGCGGCGAAAGCGAAGAACCCGAAACTTAAGAAAGTAAAAGGGAAGTAAGCGTGTTCCGCCCTGGCATGGAACCCGTGCCGCCTCCGCAGAAGACAAGGTGCCTCTACCTTGCACGCGTCAACAACATTCCAGTAGCGCGATGCACAGACGCAGCCGTCCCCGGCGATTTCTATTGCGCACTTCACTTGGAAGCGCGGCGAGCGGAAAAAGAAGCCCGGAGGCAGGCGCGCTACAAACCCAAGAAGTGGTGGCAGTTCTGATCTTTGCGGAATAGGAACGAGTAGTACCCGTCACCCGCCGTCGAGGGGTTCGGTGGTACCCGGTCTGCAAAACCGAAACCACCTAAAACATTTGCGGGCGGTGTGGTCAGACACACAGTCGATCGACCAGGCTAAAACTGGTGCAATCCTGGCGTTTGCAAGAGGACAGGTAGGCTCTGTCACGGCGGCACTGTGCCGGGCTTGGCCCCGGCCCCGCAAAGCAAGATGTGCCTCCCGGCGTAGCAGCAAAACTCTGTAATGCCAGATCCGAAAAAACAAAGACGAAACCCGATGATGGGCAACGCACCTGCCCGCAGATATGATCCACGTGGATCGGCTGCTGGCCCCGGATCGCTAAATGGCGTTCCCGCTTTCGCGCGTCAGATTGTTGATTGGTCGAAGGTCAAAGAGAGACCCGCTCCACCCGACGGAGATGAGATCGCATCCGTAGACAGCGATCAGCCCACAACCATTCGCGTGAGCCATCCGGATGCTTTCACTCCAGCCCTTCGAGGGCACGAGTCTACGCACGTTGCTCAGATGGAGCGCACGGACGGTGTTTGGCCCGGGCTGGACATTCAGAGCGACAACACCATAGCACCCAAGGATTATGACTACGGCGGAATGCCGGGTCTGCGCGCCGCGCGCGCCGCTGGCAAGACGATGGCGAACTTCAACCGTGAGCAGCAAGCAAGCATGGTGGAAGACTACATTCGCCAGTCCCGCATATTCGAGAACCTCGCGAAAAAAGGGAAACTCGAACCAGGTGATCTGAAGGAATACCAAAAGATTCAAGACACGTACCACCCGTTCGTCAAGCAGCTTTTGCCGCAGCCCGAAGGGGATGAAATAAACACGCATCCAGACGCACCTGGCCTTCCTTCTGCAGATACCCCCGGACTGGGGATGATGAAACCAGATCCTCTATTGGGTGGCGCTCCGATCGCTACGGAACACCCTCATAAGGCAGCACAGCAGAATCCTCTGTCCTATGATGTCGGGCCTCTCGCAGGTACCAGAATTTCCGGTTTGCTAGAGCGCGGGAATATCGACGTCAATCACCGCCCCCTGATTCACAATGCCGATGGTACGCACAGCACCATCGACTCCATGACAGTGCCGATCGGGAAGGACGGAAAATCCCGGCAGTGGGGCTCCCCGGACATCGCTGGATACGCTCTGGTCCCCTCTATAGCGGACGGCCGTTTTCTTACGCCAGACGGTAAAATACCCGACGCGAAAAACAAAGATGCACAGCAACAATTAGAAGACGCTGCGACCGCCTATTACAACAAGACCGGCCAGCACCTGGGTATTTTCAAGACCGACAAAGACGCCGACAAGTACGCAAACCAAACACATGCGTTTGTTCCGGATGGAACGTCTCGAAAGGTCTACCACCCTTCATACGAAGGCGAAAGCAATATCCCCGAAGAACCCCAGCAGAAAGTCACACCCGAACCCGACTGGGACGACAACGACTACAAAGCACACGGCATGACGCCGCCTGCAAAAGGAAAAAAGGTGGCAGACACCAATACCGCTCCCGACGGGCGCAGCGCACACGACCGTCTTCACGAGATCGCGAGCCGCGCTCTTTCGTCGTTGCCGGAACAATTGCAGCGGCATCTGACGAGCGACAACGTCAACTTCGGTCACGGCGATCTCGAGGACACTTACAACACTGGCCGTCCGGATTACGCCGGCGTGGTGAAGGGTGACCCGCACACCATCATGTTCGACTCGCGCACTCCGCTGGACGATCACACTGTCCAGCAGCTGGTCGCGCACGAGGGCATGCACATCATCCAGCACAACCTCCCGCCGGAGATCGCGGCCAAGATTCCTGCCGACGACCCGAAGGACCCGTACAACTACGGCGGCGCGGCCGGACTGATGCACCTCCGTCAGCAGGGTGGCAACATCCTCTCCCTCCCGCGCGAGAAGCAGTCGGCCGTCATTCAGTATTACGTCTCGCAACGCCCACACGTCACCGGCCAGGCAGCCGCGGATCTTGACCACGCGTACAAGCCGTTTCTAGATGATCTCGATCATCTTCCGCAGAGCCAGATACAGCCGACGGCACCGAGCGATAACAGCGGAACCATCGATACAACGCCGCGCGCGCCAACACCGCCGCCGGATGCGTACAGCACAGGTCAGTAACAAAGTTCAGAAGGAGTAACAAATGAGCAAGGTCACTGGATCCCGCGCCGTGCGCGCCATGGGTTCCGAAAAAAAGGAAAAAGGAAAGTCCTCCAAGAAGAGCAAGATTCATCGCATGGAGATCCGGCACGCGGCCAGCGGCGGATACATCGTAACCCACCACCAGAAGCCTGCGGCCGATTCGATGCTGGGTGGCGCGCAGGAACCGGAAGAGCATGCCGTTCCGGACGTTGCCGCGCTGCAGCAGCACGTTGCCGCCAACATGGGCGATGGCGCACCAGCGCCAGCCGCGCCACCGGCAGAAGCCGCGCCTGCGCAGGGTATGCCGGGTCAGTAATCCAGTTTTAAGTTTGCCGTGGTCGGCGTGCCAAGTACCGGCGGCAATTTTGCAGCGGTAGCTCAGTTGGATAGAGCAGCAGGCGGGATCCCCGCAGGTATGCGCCGGTTCGAGTCCGGCCCGCTGCAAAGAAGTTTTGAACAAAGCGAGGGGAAGATGGAAGGCAATTCCGCACACCCAGTAACAGCAGACCTGTTTTCCAAGAAGCGTCCCGATCCAGCCGTTTGCGCGCTGGAGGTAGATGAAGTCAAGTGCGCATCCCCCGGGTGCACCGGGCCATTCAACTGCGAGAAACGTAAGGACCAGTGGGATTCCAAGACCTAGCGGAGACGTACGGCGGGGATCAGCAGATCCCCAACGACATCCTTTACGGATGGCTCAACGCCAATCGCGAGGATCTAGCTAACGAGGCGAAGCTCGGGATAGATCGTATCCCCACGTCCCGCCTCGGGAAAGAAGTACGCCGCCGTGCGAAGGCCGATCTGGTCTTCCTCGCGGCGTTTTTCCTTTGGGAGACGAACCCCTTCAGCGAAGGCGGCACGCTCCCGATCTCGGAATCGCGTATCACTGAGGAGAGCCACGGCGTCATCTGCCGTGACTTCTTCATCCAGAAAGACGACAGCAAGAAGGTCCTCGACCAGGACCCGAAGACAAAGACGCGCATCATCCTATGGCCCCGCGGCGGCATGAAGTCGACCATCGACTTGTGTGACGCGGTGCAGTGGGTGCTGAACTTCCCGATGATCCGAATCTGGTTCATCACAGCGGCCGACGATCTCGCCACCGGTCTGCTCGAGGAGTTCAAAGGCCACTGGATCATCAAACCGGATGCGCCGACGCTGATGAATCTCTTCTTCCCCGAATACTGCGTGGAAGAGAAGAGCATGGGCAACGAGTTCGAGTTCTGGTGCCCCATCTTCCTGGCGAAGAAGATCAAGCGTAAAGAGCCGACGGTCTTCGCGTCCTCTGTCACATCGACATCGTCAGGCTGGCACTTCGAGATCATCAAAGGCGACGACGTAGCCTCTGACCGTAACTCGGACAACGAGGATATGTGCCGGAAGGTGACGAAGGCATTCAACCTGCGTAAAAAAACGCTGGTGCGCCGCGGATACATCGATCTCGTCGGTACGCGCTACCACGACGTCGACCTCTACGGAACGGCGATCGAGCAGAGCTCCATCGGAGATCTCACGGAGCAGCGTGGCCAGAACTGGATCATGCGTGAGAACGCAGGGCTGCAGACGCGCATCCTGGTGGCGAGGGCCATCGAGATCAAATCTGAAGTTGTGGAAAGGCTAGAGAAGGAGAACCAACCGCTCACCTATACCAACGCAGGCAAAGATGGATGCACCCTGCTGCTGCCGCACTACATGGAGTACTCGGATCTGTGCCGTCAGTACGCCGAAGACGAGGCGATGTTCGAAGGGCAGCTGAACCAGAACCCGCGGCCCGCTTCGGATCTGACGTTCGATCGACCAACGCTTCTGAAACACACGCTCCCGATTCAGAACATGCCGCAGCGCGGACCCATCACCCAGGTGTGGGACTTCGCCTTCTCGAAAAAGAAAGGCCGCGACTACTGCACCGGCTCCTCTGTGATGTGGGGTGAGAAGGGTCAGATGTACGTGCACGATCTCGTGCGAGACCGCTTCAAGCCGGACGGGTTGGCAGCCGCCGTGGTTGACTTCGCCGCGAAGTGGCGCCCGCAGAAGGTAGCCATCGAGAACGCCGCTGGCTCTAATTTTCTTGAGCCGGAGATCATGCGCTGTGCATACAAGACCGGCATTCCCGAAGTCATCGACGTCTGCAGACGGATTGACTGGTTCGCCCCTGACAATCAGAAGGATGCCAAGCGCGTGCGTATGGCGGCGCTACAGCCGTGGCTGGTCAACGACATGCTCTGGTTCGCCGCGTACCTGCCACACCTCAACACCCTCTACGATGAGTTCGAGCGTTGCCTGGTAGATCACCATCACGACGACATTCCGGACGTCATCGCGCAACACCCGCGGTACCAGCCGGCGATGACCATCATCCGACAGGATGTCCCGCTGTCGCAGCTACCGAGCATCGACCCGAACTATAACCTCCTCTACGGATCCTGGCTCACGGAGGACGAAACACCGGCTGACGCCTTCGGGCGCCTAGGCATGGGACAGCCGGTGACGATGTTCGATCAGGCGATGGCGGCCGAACCGGAGTACACCATGGAAGCCGAAACCCCGATGCCCGGCATGCCTGGGATTTTGGGCGGCGGGATGTGGGGCTAAGAAAAATTGTCGCATATTTTCTTAACGAACTGCATCTAACCTTTTGAACGCCTCTCTAGGTCCATCGGATCGAGGCGACCCCAGACAACTTGGCGCCGGACCTCCACGATACCCGGGCGAGTTGTCAACCCTTCCTGAATCAGTTCCTACTGTGGCCCTACGTCAAGAAATATTTGAGCGCGTCTTCCTCAACTGGAAGTCGACAGTTCGCGGCACCCTTACCGTGGTGCTCGTCCTCTGCGGTGTGCTTTCCGCACAGGGTGTGACCCTCGGCCATGCCGGTACGGGAACTGTTGTCACGCTGATTGCTGCCCTCGCCCTTGCGCTTGAAGGAATGCTCCGGAAGGACAAGTAATCCCACCCGTTTCCGCGCCGCCCGGCGCATGAAGGATCAATCAATGTCCGTTTTCTCCTCCATCAAGGCTGTGTTGGTCGGTATCGAATCCAGCGCCGCGAAGTTTGCGACCGCCTTCGAGAAGCTTTTCAAGAAGGCACCGAGTGTTATTCAGGCTGTATCGAACTTCACCGGTGAAGCGGCTCCCATCATCATCGCGGCAGTAGCCATTGCCGATCCGGTTGCCGAACCCGAAGTTGCCGCCGCACTGGCTGTCGCCGAGACAGGTCTGGCTGCGATCGAAGCATCCGCGCAGGCCGCGAACAGCGGTCAGTCGTTGCTCGCCAACCTCCAGAACTTCGCCGCCACGGTGCCCGCTCTGTTGTCCGGACTGGCGATCAAGAATCCGCAGACTCAGAAAGCAGTCGAGAAGATCGTAGCGCTCATCACGGGCGAAGCGAAGGTTCTTCTGCCGGTGGTCGAAGCCGCAGTCAAGCAACTCTCAGCCAGCAAGTAACAGACCTCCTCCCCACAACACGGCCGGTTCCTCTGCGTTTCGCACGAACCGGTTCTCCCTCATAAGGACCCGGAAGCCTCTTCGTGCTGCTCGAGCAGACAGTCTCCAACCCGCAAGCACCCATAACCGAGTCCGAAGCGAAGAAATTCGTCCGCACTGGACAGTGGGATGACGACCCGGCCCTGCGCCTGGTCGTGCAGGACGCTGATCGCGCGGAAAACTTCGAGAAGTCCAAGCAGTTTGTGATGGGGTGGACGGTTGCCTCGGCCCTCTATCAGTCCCCGTACCAACAGCGCTTCTGGGAAGGCACCCAGGTAGAGCGCGCGAGCGTCCCCTTCTACACACTGGCCACCGCCGTCAACGGTCTGGTTCCACAGATCCTGAACGGGCTGTTCTACGAAACTCCTCCTTTCCTCGTACAGGAAAGGCCCGGCACAACCGCGCAAGCCGCGCGCGCGTGGTCCGCAGTCCTCGCCTTCCAGCTTGAGGACATCGGCTTCCGGGAAGAGTGCCGCCTCGGTATCCATCAGGCCGCTCTGTACGGCACCGCGATCTGGAAGTACGGCTGGGAGTCGTACACCCAAGAGCGTAAGGTCTACGCCCTGAAGGCGCAGCCACTCAATGTCCAGAATCCGGTACCCGGCAGCGCGCCGGTCCAGATTCAGAGCGACGACATCGAGGAAGAGATCATCGAGGAGATCGTCGACCGCCCGGTCTTCGAACACCTCACCAATCTGGGTCACGTTCTTGTTGACCCGAAGTTGGACCGGCCGGACATCAGCAAGGCTAGGTTCGTCGTCCATCGCAAGTCGATGACGTTCGACGACCTGGACAAACTTCGCGACCGTCCCGGCTTCGAAATACCGTCGCGCGAAGAGCTCATCATGCTCTTCTTCCCTCCGCGGGAATTGCCGCCGGAAGGCACTGACCAAGTCATACCAGATGCACTCGGTGGACTCGGCGCGCGCGCTGAAGACAGATTCGACGACGACGTATTCGACCCCTTCTCGCAACCCCTTGAAGTGCTCGAGCGCTGGGACAAAGATCGCGTTATCTGCGTCCTCCAGCGGAAGTTGGTCATCTGCAACGATGACAACCCCTACGGCGCAGTTCCGTTCCTCTCCGTAAACTGGTGGGACGTACCCGAATCGTTCTGGGGCTTAGGCCTCGGCAAGTTGGTTGGTTCAGAGCAGCGGTTACAGCAGGGAATCACCTGCACCTGGCTAGACCAGGCCGCCCTGAACCTCAACGGCGTCTTCGTCCGCGTGAAAGGCAAGTCAGTCCCCACGCAGTCGATCCGCATCGCGCCCGGGCGCATCATCGACGTCGACTCCAAAGATGACTTCACGCCTCTAGGACGCACTCCGGCAGTTCCTGAAGCCGGCATGCAGATTCAGATGTCGCAGTCGCGCACGGACCTCGTAGCAGGCACCGACGCAGGTGTGACAGGCGCAGCAGGCGCATCGGGACACTCCAATCTCGCCCGATCCTCTGCCGGTGCTCAAATGCTCGGCGCCGGGTCCAGTAACCGGACAGGCGACTTCGTCGAGAAATTCTCGACCCAGGTTTTACTCCGCTTCCTGTACGCGGTGATGCAGATGAACCGGGCACTACTGCCGGTATCCACTCTGCGCTACATCCTGAACGAAGAACTGCAGAACGCATTCCTCCAGGATGAACAGAACGGCGGAGTCGTATCACTGCTGAATGCGCGCATGCGCTTCACCATCTCCGCCGGTGCCAAGATGCAGGCACGCCGCGCGATGGCGCAGTCGCTGCCGATCCTGACGCAGTTCCTCTCTACGCCGGCTGTTCACGAAGGACTGGCCGCGCAGCAGAAGAAGGTAGACATCTCTGAAGTGCTCCGGATGTTCTGGGAGGTCAACGAGTGGAAGAACTACTCGGATGTGATCGTCCCGATGACGCCGCAGGAGATTCAGCAGATGCAACAGAACTCCCCCTCCGCGATCGCGCAGATCAAGGCGCAGACCGCTCAGGCTTTACAGAACCAGGCCTTCGACCGTAAGGAACAACTGGCCGACGAAGAGAATTACAGCCGCGCTGGCCGCGAAGTTCTAAGGCACGTCGTTGCAGTCGCAGCCACCCCGGAAGCCGTCACTGGCGAACCCGGCGGAGTAGGGTTCGGGAGCAACATCTAAATGGCTGCGCGAAAGAGAATCTGCGAACGCTGCGGGTCCTCCTTCCTCCGGCCCGGCAATCACCCCGATGAATACACCTGTCTGGCCTGTGGCCATGAAGGCGAGGACGAGTGATCGCGCAAGCAGATGAGTTGATCTACAAGGTCAACAGCCTCACCGGCAAGGAAATGTCGGAAGAGGAAGCGAACGAGATTCGGATGTACATGGTGGGCCGCGAGCTCGCACACATCGTGGATCTGCCAGGCTGGCAAGTAGCCCTCGAAATGCTGGCCGGGTACGCGAACAAAGCAAGCGAAGACCTGATCCGCATGGCGCCAGGTGACCCCCGGGTCCCCAACACACACGCCGCAGCATCAGCGCTGGCCGACCTTTACCGCAAGTTCATTCAAGACGTAGCAAACGCTGTCGAGATGTCAGACAAGGCTCCTGATCTTGTGCGGGTGGCATACACCCGACTCTCGCCGGCACCCCCAGAGATGTCCTAATCCGCAGCACTCACCCGTCCCGTTGGATTAACGAGAGGAACAATGTTAAACACCGCAGCGAATACCCCTGTCGTCGAACAGGATCCCTGGAAAGACGAATTTACCCACACCCTGCAGCTTGAAACCGCCGAAGAGCGTGTTGCCAGCCTCCAGAAGATTGCCGACGAAGAGCAGTTTTCAACACCCGCCGGCCTGATGCCGGAAGTCGTTCGGACGGAACAGTCCGACGAAGAGTTCGATGAGGACGAAGAGGATGTTCCTCCGGCCGCGCCAGTCGCCGCCGTACCAGCACCGGCAGAACCTGCCGAACCGGTGGTCTCCCATTTTGAAGACGGCTCCTCTTTCACCGTCTCCCGCGACAAGAAGGGCTGGTCCGGAGTTCTTGATACCGGCATCCCCGGCGCGACAGTAGAGAAGTTCTACGGCGCGACCAAAGAAGAGATGTATCAGAAGCTGGCGCACGCCAAGGTGCACGCCACGCGCAAGATCCGCGAGCAGAACCGGATCATCAAACTGGGTAAGCCCGGTGCCGCCGCGGCGCCAGCGCAGCCCATAGCCCGCACCCAGGTGCGAGCACTCACCGCCGAAGAGTCGTTCGAACTCCGGACGAAACTCGAAGCAGACCCAGCCGCCGCGCTGGATGAATACTTCCGCATGCGCACCGGTGTTGACCTTGACACGCTGGTGCAGAAGGCACAGGCCGGCGAGGCCGCCCGAGACGAGATGGTTCTCGGTGATGTAGCTGCCGCCTTTGTCGCAAAGAACCCGACCTACTATGCGATCCCGTCCAATTTCTGGACGATCGTCGGGTATCTCGCGAAGAACAACTTGAACGAAACACTGAACGAAGAGAACAAGCAGGCGCTGTTGGCCCAACTTGTCCGGAGCAGCCAGTGGACGGTCGAAAACATTGAGGACGCGTTTGAGGATTTGACGGAGAGCGGATTGCTCGAAACCAAGCCAGCGGCCCCAGCCAGAACAGCAGAGCCGGTAGCACCGGCCCCAACCCCAGCACCTGCAGCACAAGCCGTACCCGCCACCCCTGCGCCGCCCATTAGCGAGCGTGAGGTGCGCCGGACCCGGCAGCCGCGAGCGGGCTTCGGTATCCGAGAGCGCGAGTCCACACCTGCGACTCCCCCGGCTGCCACACAGCCGCTCCCAGTCACCAACTTCGACAATCTCACGGACGCGCAAATCAGCGAATTGCTGACGAACGTACGGCGGGAAGTGCGCGGTAGTCGGTAGCGCAACGCCATCTCTTCAAAGAATCAGGCACCACTTCCATGAGCTATAACCCAGCGTCAATCACAGTTGCCAATGGCAACCTTCCCAACCTGCTCGCGACCTACTACGAGCGCCAGGCCATTCCGAACCTGAAGGCGCGCACGCCCTTCATGTCCATGGCGAAGCAGAAGCCGCTTCCCCTGAACTCCGGCCACAACATCCAGTTCTACACCTACGCTCTTCTGGGTGCGAACACCACGCAGTCTGCAGAAGGCACTGTCGGTTCGCCGATCTCCGAGTCTTCGACCAGCATCAACGCGACCATTGGTCAGTATGCTGACTTCATCAATAGCTCCGATCTGTCCCTGGCGGTTGCGATTGACGAAGGTGGCCTGCTCAACAACCTCGCGACGGAACTGAACTACCGCCTCGCGCTGACCATGAACACGCTGGTTCAGATGACCTCTGACGCAGCTGTTGCAGTGGACAACCGCGTGAACATCATCATCCCCCACGGCTCCTTCCTGACCGCGAACACCGTTCGCTCGGCAGTGCAGAACCTGGTCGGTGTCGATGCCCGCCCGATGCTCCCCAACGGTTCCATGGGCGGCATTATCCACCCCACGGTGGTTCGCGATGTCCTGAATGACCAGAGCAACAACGGTCTGTCCGACATCTTGAAGCGTAGTGACTCTGGCGCTGCCAAGCTGCTCGGCCCTCTGGACATCGATGAGCCTATCGAGTTTGCCGGTGTGAAGTTCAAGCAGACCACGACCACACCCACGGTTCAGATTGGTGGAAACACCAACTACAACACCTACATCTACGGTGAGGACGCCCTGTTCAGCGTGTTCCTCGGCAAGTCCGCAGATGGCGGCAAGAACTACAAGCTGATGATCCAGGAAGCGCCGGCCAACGGTTCCGTTGCCGACCCGACCCGTGCGATCGGCGGCTGGGTTGCCTACAACGTGAAGTGGACCTCCACTCTGCGTCCGGGCAGCACCATGACGCTCCGCCGGATCCAGTCCGAGACCAGCGCCAGCTAGTCGTCGCCCCAAAAACAAGTGCGCCGGGTCCCTTCATAGGCTCGGCGCACTGCTCTCATTTTGAGAACAATCGTTCTCACCAAGGAAACTTCTTTCATGGCAAACAACAACACAATCGCTTTTGTTTCCGCACCTTCGCAGGTCATCAACGCGACCACCGAAACCCTCCTCGGCCCCGCCGGGAGCCCGTTGACGGTTGGTCTGTCGAACAACGCGAATTTCAACGCGAAACCCTTCCTTGTCCGCCTCCGCGGAACAGCGGCGGGTGGCACGACCACAACCCTGCAGTTCAAGCTCTATCTGGCCTCTGCATCTACGATCGGCACCAGCACGGCTGTGGCGGCGTTCACCGCTGCTGCCCAAGTTGGAGCGGCCGGTGGCAACTTCGACGTGTCTGCCTCCTTTATCTGGGACTCTGTTTCCCAGGCACTGGTCGGCACGGTTGCTGGTCAGACCGTCGGCACGATCACTGCCTACGCTGTCGCCACAGGCGCAACAGGTGTGACTTCGGTCAACGCTCTTGATTTCGTCGCATCGGCGAAGTTCAGCGCCGCGAACGCGACCAACCAGGTCACGGTCACCGAGTTCGTCATCGACCAGGCGTAATCACAACCCATCACCACAAGGGCTGCTCTGCGGGGCAGCCTTTTGTGCTGAGAAATAGGCGAAGGATTTCAACGGCTTTCGCATCTAAGTAAGTAGCAAGGCGAAAGCCTTACCTGCTGGACTTCGTGGGCTTCGGCCTCCCCCGGCAGGGTTACGATACATAGTGTGCCCTCCTGACCCTCTGCTCTTCAACGCCATGCACGGCGTGAGCATGTTCGGAGAGTCTCCCATCCTCCGGAAACGGTGCAAACGCCCAGAGTATGCGCAGGAGAGACCCAGACACCATGGGAAACGGCTGTGAAGCAGCCGGGGTTTTCTGAACCCGAAGCGTGTGGCAGCCGGAGAGACGGCCACTTTTCACTGCGTTGGTGTGGTCTAGCGGCTACGATGCTCGTCTCCAAAACGATGAGACCCAGGTTCGAGTCCTGGCACCTTCGCCAAGTTTGATGAGAGATAGCTCAATCGGTAGAGCTCGCGGCTGTTAACCGCGTGGTTGCAGGTTCGATCCCTGCTCTCTCAGCCACAACCCAGCCCCGCCTCTTCACAATGCGCCTATCGGGCTGGCACCTTTCGACGGCGATCCCGTCTCAGACCTGCGTTCACGCGGGTCCTTTCCGCCACGAAACCTGTACCCGCTCCTTCGATCCCCGGCGACCTTGCCCGGAAGTCGAGGTGAGATTGCTCACGGTTCGTGCACCCAGACCCAACTCAGCGGCCGCGCCCATCATAGCGGAGCCGAAGAGGCCGGCGAGGGGCACGGGGCAAACCTGAGCAAAACCGGACGCCGGAGGGTTTCGCGGCACCTTTATCCAGATTATGGACGCAAAGTCCGCCCTCCTCTCCATCCTCGACGGCCCTTGGCCAGTTCTCACCCCTGCGGATTTGGATAGCCTGATCGAGCGGTTCTTCCAAGCATTCCAGCCGGCCAACGTAGACGCGCGCCGACTGCTCATCGCGATGGCGATGAACGAATCCTCCGGCGGCAAGAACTGTCTGCCGCGGCACGAGCCTGCGTACTGCACCGGCGCTTACTCGAAGGCACCGCAGGTCGTGCACCTTACCGGCCTCTACGGACACAACGCGCACTGCTCCTTCGGACCCTGGCAGATCCTGCTCGTCAACTGCCCGGATGGGACCAACCCCGAAGACCTACACGAAGCGGACGCATGCGCGCGAGTCACCGCCGACTTCATGGCGCGACTGAACGTGCACAAGAAACCTCAGAGTGTTGCCGAGTGGGGCCAGATTTGGAATGGCGGCCACATCGGCGCTGACAACCCCGGAGTTCGCGCCTACGTCGCGCACCTCCAACAGAACTACGACAAAGCGCGCTAGTCGCGCAGGAGAGTACATGGCTTTTACGCGTGAACAGACCCAGCAGGAGTTCGGCGGCATGAATAACGCCCACCTCGCTGACACGATTATGAACCCCGCGTTCGACGCAGACGCGCGCCGCTACGGCGTGGAGATGCTGATCGATCGCAAGGCCACCGAGGCAAACCGCCCCTTGTTCCGCCTCCTGGTGTCGAGCATCACTGCGGAGCGCGCGGCAGCCGCCGCAAAGGCAGCCCAAGAAGCAGAAGCATCCCAAGCCGCCGAGACCCAGCCATCCTCCGCCGACTAATTTTTCACGACCTCTCGCTTTTCACTGAAGGAGACGCGCCTTGCATAGCCTGACTGCCCCGGAGAACTCCATCAACCGGAGGCTCGCCGAATCTGATGAGGTGCTCGGGAAAGAGTGCTCCACCTGCCTCCGCGCCCTCGAGTTCAATATGTTCCGCCTGGACTCCTCGAAGCGCGACGGCCGCGCACTCCAGTGCACCATCTGCGAATCGCAGCCACGCCTGTCCACGCAAGAGCATGTTTCGCGCCTCACCGAGATGAACAACAACTCGGAGGGCACCAAGCGCCAGCGCCGGCAGGACCAGGACGAGTACAAGAACGACGTAGCGCGCATCGGGCACCCGATGACGCACACCGAGTTTCTCGGCAAGGTCACGAAACTGACGGACGCTCTGTACTTCGAGCAGGGAAGAGTGGAAGGTGACCTCGCTCTCTACCGCGTCTACGGACGGCCGCAGGAGCACTTAGAGGGCAAGCAGTTTCGCTACATCGGATACTGCCCGACCGGCTACATGCCGGAGTTCTCACTCTGGGAGTTCGATGAAGTTCGCGACATCCTCATCCGCGAGAAACTGCGCGGCTGGCGCACGGTTCTGCTGAACCTCATCAAGCACCAGATTCTGACCGAAGCACAGGTCAATGAACATTTCGGCGTCCCGACCACCCAGGCCGGGTTCATCTACCGCCGCGAACTATGGCGCATGCGCAACCGCAAAAACGGGTAGGCGCAGCGAGCAGCAAAACATCCCGAGTGGCCCGGATTGGCCAAGGAGAATGACTGTGGCAAAACCCCAAGAAACAAACGAACAGCCGGTTGCGACCGGTGAGTTGAAGATCAGCGCGAACGATCTGCAGGCGATTCTGGCGGCTGTATCGCAGCAGAATGCAGAGCAGATGAAAGGCGTGATCGAAGCGATCAAGGCGCCTTACCGCGACAAGAACCAGGACGCCATCGACGCGCAGTTCCGCGAGATGGATCGCCTCTCCGACGAGATGAAGCGCGCCGGAATCAAGGCGGAGCAGGCAGAGTGCGAGCACTTTCAGGGTTCGAGCAAACTGTCCTCGTTCACCGGCCCACTGTCGTCCATCGTGAAGCACCAGCTGGATTCCGGTGAGCTCATTGGTATCTGCACCAACTGCCAGGCGATGTTCCGTCCGGGCGATCCGGAGTACCGGAAGCAGATCAACCGCAAGAGTGGCAACAGCATGTCCAAGGCTGGCCAGCGCTTCAACTCTGCCGTCTCTGTCCGGTAGTTCTTTCGTCCGGAATCCGGACGCTCTCGAAAGTTCATGCCCTCTACCATTCAATTAAGCCGAACCATCGGCCTCGCGCAGAATTTCGTTCGCAACGCACCGTTGACGATCGGAACTGCGAATGATCCGGCGCTGTCGAACGCGGACTGGGTACTCCAGTTCATGCTCGCGGCGCCGTTTGCTTGGCCCTGGAACCGCAATAGCGGAACGTTCACCTGCATCGTCAGTCCGGCGACGCAGGACTACGCCGTTAGCGTGCCTGATTTCGGATGGCTCGAGCGCGCCACGATTCAGGACCTCACAGAGAGTACGAACCCGACCAAAGAAATGACGGTTAGGTTGTCGATTAGCCAGGACCAGGTCATCGGCCAGCCAGCATTCATCGCTCCGATCTATGACGACGGGGCAGGGAACATCACCTTCCGCCTGTTCCCGACTCCCGACAAGCCGTACGTTGTCACCTTCGACTATCAGGCGGCCGCGCCGCTTTTCACCGGAACTACTTCTAAGTGGGCTCCGGTTCCGGATCGCCTCTCTTATCTCTACAACCAAGGGTTCCTCGCGAAGACCTACGAATACCTCGGAGACGACCGCTTCCCGATCGCCATGCAGTTGTTCCTGCGCCAGGTGATCGCCGCCAATCAGGGTCTCGACGAAACCCAGACCAACCTCTTCCTCGCTGACCGAATGAACTCCGCGCGCGAAACGCAAGAGACCCTCGGCAATGCAGTGTCCGGCCGCCAAGGCCGCGGCATGTTCTAGGAGCAACATTTTGATTCGCGTTCCCCGCATACTCACATCCCTGTTCACTTTTTGCGCGCTCGCTGCATCGGCATTCGCCGCGCAGGGGTCGCAGCGTATTTCGACAGTGGTCGCCAACGTCGGCAGCAACGCGCGCGTTCTCGCCAACGCGCAGATCACGGTCTGCTCTTACAACGCGAGCAACCCGACTTGCACCACTCCTGTGATTGTGTACCAGGACCCCTTGATGACCGTGCCCTATGCGTTTACGTTCCGCGCAGATGGCAACGGCAACTACAGTTATTGGGCCGCAGCAGGGAATTACGTAGAGAAGGTGTGTGCGACGGGCGCGCAGTGTCAGACGCGTGTCATAACCCTGGGAGGTAGCGGCAGCGGCGGTGGCGGGACTCCCGCGGGGCCGTCTTTTGCGATCCAGTTCGCGAACAACGGCGTAACTGCATTCCAGGCCGACGGCGATTTTACGATCGACCCGACGAACCACATTTTGAATACGTCGGCCGGCAATTACATCGTCGGTGCTGCGAACAGCATGCCCCGCAAGGTATTCGACCCGATGGACACCAACCGCCTAGGCGGACTTGCGGCGGCACTCGCTGGTACGTCTGGACACACCCCCACGGAGGTTATCCAGGCCACGCTCGATTATGCGGAGTGTCAGACGTTTCCAGGTTCTTGGAGCAAAGTCCTTCTCCCCTCCGGATTGAACATCCCTATTAGCCAGATTCTGGTATGGACCCATCAAGAGCTGTCTGGTGAGAGCGAAAGTGTTCACCCGTTTTTAGGGCACAACGACAACACGAAAGCCATGATTATGTTGCATGGTGCGGCTGACACCGTCACCTGCCCCAATCTAGGTCCTACCCCTGTCACTCCGGGCGCACCCGGCAACGTGGTGATTAAGAACATCGGCATTGGTGGTATGAACGTCAGCACCAGTAACGATATAGGCATTCGGTTAGAAGGTACTGACGGCTTCCAATGCGTCGGCTGCCTGGTTCAGAACATCTCGGGAGGAGCCAGCTTCGGAGGGCAGGGCATCCTTCTTCTCGGCGTCAGCGATAAGGCCAAGGATTTGGGGTATGAAGACGCGCAAATATCTGGATGCCTCGCCTATACCAACGGTGTAGAGCCGATCTCCCACTCTCCAACCGGACAATGCGGAGCGGTTGAGGATGATGTATTAGATGGCGAATTAGATAACGTCTATTCTTCAGACGGTGCCGGGTTTCTTGGTGGCCCCACCGTTCGTGGTCCCGGCGCCTGCTATCCCAACTGCGCGGGCTTTGTATTTGGCGGAAATAACGGATACGCAAATGGTGTGTTCTCGCAGATATCAGATATCGGCGCGATCCTTGGCGGCACCAACGTGCGATTCCACAACTACCGCATCGACGGAACCTCTAAGGAAGGTGTGCGCCTGAGTGGTGGAAGCAACATCCTGGAGGAATTCCACGTCACCGCCCCTTGCACTTCAATATCCCTACAAGCCAATTACAACTCAGGCGTGGCAACCGGGTGCTTCGGTTTATTTACCGGAACCGGCTCAGGCATCAACGCCGGAAATTCTTTTACAGATATCCACATAAACCTGAACGGGGGAATCCTTGGGCAGTCCTTTGCTCAGGCGCAGTTCCGGGATGGAGTGTCGTTCAACGCGGCTCCGAATCATTACGACTTTCTTGGGATAAACGTTAATCCCAACAATACCGGACCAAATGACTGGCCTCTCTTCACCAACGTGGGCATCGCTCCCAGCACTCCTCCGGTTGTTGCTTATAGCCCCAACCTCGTAGGAACGCTCACCGCAGCGCAGGGAACGGCCAATATTAGCGGAGTAAGCATGCTGGAGATCAATACCAGCACCCCTCTTACTCACGTTGTCGGAGGAATCCCCGGGCAGATTGTAACCATCTACGCTAACTTTGGCGGCCCCGGCACTGCCACTATCAATCACAACCCCAGCGGCACTGGGGGTGGGATCATTACATGCTCCAAGCAGCCAACAACCGTGTCAGTGACGAATGGAGCAATCTTCCAATACTCCGTCAACAACTTGGTGGAGCTTGGATGCGATACGCAACTCGATCACTCTTGGATCAACTGGTTTGGAAACCCCACACCCTCCGCCCCTAGCTTCATCGACTTCTACGGGAACATTCAGGCCAGGAAAAGCCCGGCGCAATTCGCCCCGGATTTCACAAATCTTCATGGTTCTACTACAAGCGGTTCCGCCTGCTTCGTGCTGGAATCAGTATTCTCGGATGGTTCCCACGTCGTTTCTCCACAGGCGTGTACCAGTGTGAATTTAGCGGCGCTGACTCCGGGAGGCATATTCGCTTCCGACTTACCGCAGGCCGCCGCGTTCAATATGTATTTGGTATCGAACACGCAGGCCAACGGTGTTCCTCTTGGCAAGTTCGGGGCGGGCTCTTTTCAGGGCGGCAGTACCTTTTACTGGGATGGCCCCACGACCATAGCCGCAGGAGGTAATGGAACCGTAGTAGCAGCCGGTGACAACAACACCGGAGAATACTGGGCAGTAAACGGTGTGCTTCTATCCACCTCCGGAACTCAGCCCACATGCGGTGCTGAATACCAAGGGTTGCAGTGGATCGTACGTAACGCCACAACCGGCGACGTGTACCAAATCTGCCAGCAGCAGGCGGGCGGATCGTTTGCATGGTCGTCCCCCGGTGGCGGCGGACCCGCAACGATAATCGCCAGTTCAGAGACTGTTACCTTCTCAGCCACGCCGACGTTCGCCACGACCACGCGAGCCAGCATCATCACGCTCACCGGCAACATCACCAGCTTCACGCTGGCAGCCGCCGCAGATGGGCAGGAAAAGACACTCACATTCTGCCAGAACGGAACCGGCAGTTTCACTGTTGCGCCACCTACAAACGTCCACGGATTTATGACCGTAGGAACCACGGCTTCCAAGTGCAACTCGCAGCACTATACCTACTCCGTCGGACAATCTGCGTGGCTGGCCGACTCTTCAGGTGTCATTAATGAATAGGTTCCGGCGGCTGTTTTCAGTCTCGCTGCTGCTCTTGCTTCCCTGCATCGCCATGGGGCAGGCAGGCACTGGTGTTCCGGATCAAACGGCAGCGCACTTCCCCAGCCCGGTGCTGTACTGCGTCCCCGCCGCCAGCGCTACCGGCGGCACGGGAGCGATGGTCTGCTCGGCCATATCGGACGACGGAAACTTCACGTATGACACAGAGCCGCTCAAGATGTCGAGCCCGGTCTATCTCCTGCCGACAAACGTAGCGACGTCCTCCGCGAATTACGTCTCCAACGCTACTCAGTACGTGATGAGTTACTTCAACGCTGGGGGCGCCGCAGTTAACACTGGTTGGACGGTATACGGGTGGGTAGGCACCGGGACTACTCCCGCCACTGATCTCGATTTCTATGGCCCTCCGGATCTCCCCAGCGATGCCATCCTGTATGCCATAAATGGCGGCATCTCTGCTACCGCCATCCAGAATTACAACTCCCCGAAATTCAAGGTCCGCGGTGCATGCTGGAACGGTTCCACCTCGCTGCTCGCTGATTGGAACTGGCAGGAGATCGAAGGCACCGGCGCGAACCCAACAGAGACGCTGCTGTTCACACATAACGGTTGCACCGGTGTGGCGATTGTAGAGGTACCCGGAATCAAGACGGACGGTACTGCGTACATCGGTACAGGCACCGCATCGAACACAGACGTCACCGGCGAACTCTCGTTCTCCTCCGCCACCACGAACACATACACCCTCGCCAACCTGTCCACCAGCCACCCCGAGTGCTGGATACGCCCGCAGTTCAACTACGGCACCACAGCCTTCTGGCCGACCTTCACCGGGGGCGGGGCTTCCCCGTGGGTTATGACGATCAATTTCTCCGCAGCTGTCACCGGTAACGTGAGTTTTGGATGTCTCTTCAGAAACTAATAGCGATCCTCCTCGCTATATTTTTTCCATTTTCCCTTACAGCACAGACGACACTCAAAGGCGTGACCGTGCGCGGTCTCTCCGTAGGGGTGACGCAGTCTGGGCCGCCGCCGACCAGCGGGTTCAGCTTCTTGCCTGCGGGAGGAACGTACACATCGGCGCAGAACGTAAGCGTCACGTACACGCCAACCGGAGCCGGGCAGGACATCTTTTACACGACAGACGGATCGACGCCGGATGCTGCTTCAAAGTTGTTGCAGACAGGCTCTACCATTCCGGTCTCCGTAAGCACGGTCATCAATGCGCTTGTGTATCGCGTAGGCAGTGTCCGGCAGGACACGCAGTTGACCCAAGGGTTGTGGAAGGTATGCACACCGAAGGGTGGAGGCCCTGGAACACCAACTTCTGCGCTGTGCGGAGGCGTAGGTTCGACGCAGCCTACCGGCTGGAACATCCTCTGGAACACTACAGTCGGTGGGGTCAGCGGACTTGAGTCGATCAGCCTATCCGGCAACGGTGTCCAGATTCTGGTCACGCTCGGCGGCTCCGGTTGCGACGACTGCACCGAGATCACGATGGACAAGTGGATCAAACCGCTTGACGCCGACACCGCTACACAGAACCACGAACATGATGTTTGGCACAACGATGCCACGCGCAACCGGCTGCACATGGGCGGATTCCAATGCAACCAGCAGAGCGGCAACCCCGCGCAACTCGGCGGGTTGTCGGGCAAACAATGGCAGTTCGACAATGAACAGGGCGGCGATGGACCGGGCGGCGTGTCATGGGTCAATACCAACGTCAACGACAAGTGCCCTCTCTCGACCTCACTGTGGACACACCTGCGGGTTCATCTCTCGTTTTCGGTTGGCGACGACGGCTGCGGCGACGGGCACACACCGTCCGTACATGGCGGTCTAGGCTGCACAAGATACGACTGGTTCGAAGTAGGCACTGCGATCAGTCCAAACAACGGCGCGACGATGGCGCATTACAACCTGGCCACGACAGCCCCCTGGAACACGCTCGAGAACGATGCGAAGGGCTGGGGCTCTGGTTGTGCTGACCAAGACCAGGAAGATCTCTTCCCCGGCAGCATCAAGACCGGCGGCGTGCTCATCGCACACAACAACGTGACCTGCGGCTACGGAACGATCGCAACCGGCTCCGCGACATACAGCTTCTGATTCCTCTTCTTTCAAGAAGGACAACACCATGAAACGAATACTGCTTGTGCTGGCGTGTCTCGCTGCACTCGTCTCTGTACCAGCCAAGGCGCAGATCTCTCTTCCATCTACTCTCTGGCACTATACGTGGCCGGCGGCGACCTCTACAGGGCAGGTGGGCCAGTACATCGTATTGGCTTCCCCGCTGCAGTCTGGCGGCCCGACTCTCTCCTACACGGTTGACGCGTACGTCACTGGCACTCTGCCGACGACCTGCACGTTCGAGGTGCAGTCGAGTCCTGATGGTGTCGTCTGGAACACAGGCGCGGCAAGCCTCAGTGGAGACACGTCGTGTGCATCCGCCTCGGCGGTAACGGTCTCCTTCGCCTTCAAGCCAGTCGCTTATATCCGGATCAACGTCATGGCACTGTCAGGCGGCGATGGAACAACCCAGGTTCACTTCTTCTACACGCGTGCTATCGATGGTAAGTAAGCAGGCTGCGGCACTCGCGCTCGCGCTTTCCCTAGTCGGGTTTGCGCGCGCGCAGTCGTCTGTCGTCGGCGTCCCCAATGCTTCGTATAGTCAGGGCTCTTCGGGGAGTGTGCTTCGTCCGGTTCCGGACAAACTGCGGGAGACTGTCAGTGTCACGGACTTCGGAGCCGATCCCACCGGTACGAATGACTCAACTGCCGCGGTAAACGCTGCGATCGTGTGGACGGGAACCAACCCATCCCCCACAGGCATGACCGGCGGCACGATCTACTTCCCCTGCGGTCGGTACAAGGTCAATCCTGCAGTCTCCTTCCTGCCCTACTCCGGAACTGTGGTTCGCGGCGGTGGCAAGAACTGCACGTTCATTCAATACACGGGGAGCGCGACGAACCCTGTGTGGGACGTCAACTCGTTCAATAACGGAACGAGAGGCCTGAACATCGAGTTCCGCGATCTGACCATGCTGGGCAACAACACCACGGCCGGGTCCGTATGCTTCCACTTCGGCACGCCTGACAATTCCACGGGCAAGGTGCAAAACATTACCTTTGTCAACGTCAAGGTGACGCAGTGCGGCCACTCGGTTCAGTTGGATGACGTTTGGAACTTCACCACCTGGAACTCGCAATTCATCTACAACCTGGGTGACGGACTGAGGCTCACCGATCCGGATGCAATCACCGGTGTCTATCTTCACACCACGCGCATAGGCAACAACGGTGGGCACGGTATCGACAACGTCGGTGCCGGAGTCGTTACGCAGTTGGAGCAATTTGGGGGCGAAGACACCTACAACGCTACCGGCGATGTTGTCACCGGACTAGCGCGCGACTGGGCATTTTACGGCGTCTGGTTCGAAGACCTGAACGCGGGTTCGGCGCAGAACGCCATTGATGTCACCGGGGCGCAGGGTGTGCTGGTAGACGACGGACACTTCAACTTCCCGCTCAACTCCGTCTTCGCCTCGGCGCCAGTCTCTTACATCACGGTAAGGAACTCTGCCACATCGAACGGACAGACCGCTATGGTCAACGTGCCGGCTGGCTCAACGAATATCACCTATTCGGAGAACAACAGGTCCAACGTGACTTCTACGGCAGGACCGAATACGGCGCAGTACACCGTCGGTTGCCCCGGCACATCTGACTTGGCGATTTCGACAGGCGCGGGCCTGGCCGTCAACGCGTGCTCCGGTAACAACATCGTGGCCTTCGGGTCTGCCGGAGCGCTCGAAGGGTACATCACCAACGTCGGCAACTTCAACATCAAGGGCATCGTCAGCCTGACCGGTTCGGCCTTCGGTCTGTACTCGACAGGCGGTTCTTCGACCAGCCCATCCATCACACGCAACACCGCTGATGCCATCGCGGCGATGGTCTTCAATCAGGCCAACGGCAGTTCTTCCGGGGACGAGGCCGACTTCCAGTTCGGCGGTGTCAATCAGGTCGGCTTCACAGTCGGCGGATACACCTACCACCGGATCGGTGCGGCGGTTGCATCCGCGGCCACGGTCACCCCGACAGCGCCGACGAATCACATGACAGGCACGGTAAGCGTATCGACCATCAGTGTGCCGACTGGCTGTACCTTGTCCACCGCTTCCGGTTGCGAATGGCGCGTGATTCCAGATGCTGCCGTGCCCTTCGTCACCGGCGGAAACATCGCGGTAGCAACAACAGGTGTCGTCAGCAAACTCCTGATCTGGACCTACGACCCAACACAGGCCAAGTGGTACCCGAGCTACTAAGTTCGAATTTCTCTCCTCTGGAATCCCCAATGAAATTAACTAAAATCGCAGGCGCACTTACGCTGCTCATTGCTCTGGTCGCACGCGCGCAGTCTCCGGTAATTGGCCCAACTTTTGGTGGCGGAAGTCCAGGAGCATCACTTCCCACTGCTACTGCCGCTGGACAGGCCCCTGTATCCACCGGCCCGGGAACAACGTATACCGCTCAACCAGTACCTCCGGGCGGCGGCGTGTGGCAGAGGGAAGGCACAATCATCTCCCCGTCGGCGTCCGAGGAATACAACGCATCAGAGCCGACACTTCTCTATGAGGGATCACCGCAAATCGCGGCGTTTTCCGGGCTCACGAATGTTTGGAAAATGTGGTGGAACTGTGGCTATCTGACTACGGGCCTGTGCTACGCCGAATCTAGTGACGCTGAAAACTGGGTACGCTGGCCTTCGGGATCCGGCGCGGTTATCGCGAGAGCAAACCCCGGCCCGGCACATGGCTACGTCTTCCATTACAACGGAACCTATTACTACTATGCCGGCAACGGCGCGGCGTCTTCGACGCAGATCAATATGTACACGTCGACCAACGGCGTGAGTTGGACGCTCGTCCACTCCGCAGTCTTGACGCTCGGCTCGGGCACATGGGACAGCAATCAATTCGGCAACGTCTTCATCATTCCATCGGCGGGCACTTGGCAGATGATGTATGAGGCTTATGGCGCGGCATTCTCAAACGGTGTCTTCTGGATGGGCGTCGCTACCTCGGCCGACCAGGGCGTCACATGGGTAAAGAGCGGCAGCAACCCGGTACTCAAAGGACCAAGCAACGGAGAAGCCGGAGGGCCGGAAATCCATCAGGTCGGCAGCACCTATTACGTTTGGTTTACCTGCAACGGAACCGCGAATCAGTTCACGCCGACCGACATATGCAGAGCACACTCAACCAACTTCACCACCTGGACGTTAGACAATGGCGGCACTCCGGTGATGACTCGCGCGACCCAGGATGAGGGTGTCGGCGGCGCCCCGGGCGCTCCCGGCCAGATCGCCGATCCCTCGATGGTGCAGGTAGGGAACACGATTTACATGGCCTATGACGGCGTGCTCGCGCAGAACGGCACATCGCCGGATGCGTTTCACCTCAAGCTAGCGACGGCACCGTACACGTTCACGCAGCTCGTGCAAACCAATGAAGGCAACGCCACTAACTACCACGCGAACGGTTCATTTGAGAATCTGAATCTATTCCCCTGCTTTTACTACGATTACAACTCCGCCAACATCCGTGTCCCGTGCGGGACGACTGGCGTGCTTAACTTCGGCGCGCTCCAAATGTTGGGGAATGCGCCGACCGTCGGATTCAACTACAACATGTGGTTCAACGGGGCGAGCAACATCTACACGGCGAATGGCGCATCGGCGACGGGCTATCTCGATCTGACTGGCGGTGTTTATCACTTCTGGGTTGGTCCGGTTGGTACGGCTGGCGGGGTTTCGGCGTTGAGCGAGATTTACAACGCGACATCTGCTGGAATGAACTTCATCTCCCCGACAACATTTAACTCAACGCAGTTCATAAAGCCCGCAGGGGGTCTCCCCGCAATTACGATCAGTCAACCGGGAGCGACCACCTACTCGCAGATGGGGTTCGGCGGGACGTTGACCACTCCGGTGTGGCAGTATGGAGCGGGCAATCCGTCTGAAACCGCGCTTGGTGTGGCGAATAAATTATTCTTCTATAACGTTGGAAGCACGTCGGTAGCCGCATCTATTGATGCTTCCAACAATTTTGAAATAGGTATGACGGGGGTGCTACCGGGAACATTTAGCAAAAAGTTCCAGGTAGGCACCAGCGGGCAGTTCAACGTGGACTCTAGCGGCAACACCACTACTCCAAGCATCACCGGCCCGGCTACGGCACCATCGGGCGCATGCTCAACCGCTGGTCAGTGGGTGTTCTCCCAGGACGGACACGCAACGTTCTGCCCAAGCGCAGGTGGCACTTGGGCCACGAAGATATAGTTCTTTTTGTTCAGGAAAAAGTCTAATGCCTATTCTTAGCACCACAAATAACAGCATCCAGTTGCAGAAGATCGCCAACTTTCTGCGTACGTATCCTGAACTTACCCCCGTCCTTGGCGTCGGCGGCTTCTCTCAGGAGCCGATCGTCACGCTGGCGAACGACATCATCCAGAAGATCTTCGCGCAGGGGATGGATTGGAAGTTCAATCGCGCGTACGTTCCCCCGTTCCTTACCGTGGCTCTGCAGCAGGACTACCTGACGCAGGTGACGAATCTCGGGTGGATGGAAAGCTGCTATCGCGTTGACATCAACAACAACGTGAACAACGGCAATCGCGCCGCGAAACCGACGTACCCGGTCGAGGTTGGCCGGGACCTGATGCCGGTTGCCGGTGCAGGAACTTCCGTCGCGATCAGTTGGCTCCCCAACTCGCTCGCGCGCCTCGGCACCTGGCAGCCCAACACCGTCTACGGTTGTGGCTATGGACAGGCGCAGACGCCGAACACTCCGATCCAGCAGTTCATGGACGTGAACGGCAACCTGCTCTACATCGACTCGACGGTGCTCGGGATTGACGACACCAGCCCGGGGTACAACGGGACGCCGATCACGCTTCCCGCGAACAGCCCCTATGGCACGAGCGGGTCCACACAGCCCGCCGCCGATCCGCTGTCACCCGCGGGCACCTTGGTTCAGGACGGGTCCGTAATCTGGACAGTGGCAGACCCGAACGGCTACGCCATGCGCCTCAGCCCGCTGCCGGCACAGTCCGCGATCTGCTGGCTGTTCCACCCGGTGATCCAGAACGCTCCGCCAGTTTTCCACACCCTGCAGGACGTCATTGCCCCGCTGCCGAACGATATGTCGTACCTGCTGCGCGACGGTCTGCGCGCCGCGCTCTATGACCACGCCGGGCTGCCGCGCGCGGCCACCGCGTACGCGAAGTGGGAGGAGATGCTGATGACCGCGCTCCGGTCTGCGGATCGCGAGACGGACGAGGCTATCTTCTACCCCTCCAGCAGCCTGATGGCCGGTCCCGGCGGCGGGTACATCAACCTCGGCCCCGCAAACCCTTATGGCTTCGGCTGGTAGGGAAAAATACTCGCGTTTTTCACCCCCGAAACGCATCTAATAGGGTAGGCGTGTGCTTGTGCGCCTGCCCTTTCTTTTCGATAGTGCGGTGTTGCTCCCCTAGTTGCGCGCTAGACTGGCGTTGCCTGAGAGTGGGATACATGCAACATCGTCGCCGACACCTGGCGCGCTTGTTTCATCGTACGTAGTGGTGTGACGGCGGGGAGAGACCCAGAACTGAGTGTTGCGGGTATCGAATCCCGCTGATGGCCATAAAGCAAAGTAGCCCTGGAGCGCGTATCCAACCGACGCTCTAAGTTGGCCTGACAGCCGGGAAAGACCGGTTCCCTTTGTTTTCTGCTCCCTGCGGTGGTTGTAAGTAACCGGTGGTAGAGCGGAGCCGACACCTGGCTGGCCTTTCTAGATAAGGCCGAGTGGTGTGACTGCCGATGAGAGTTCGGCACCCCTCCCAAAATGAGCAATGCACTTCAACTGGCCGGCGCCCAGTCGCGGCACGCCTCCCGTTTCGCGCCGATCTACAACGCGCGCTTCGCGACCGGTATCTGGACGCAGCGCAACCCGCTGCGCGACGCCGCGAGCACGCGCATGGAAGAGAAGTTCTACGGCCCGCGCGGAGACGCGTTCATTAACGGTCGGAACATCGAGCTCTCGAACCGGCTGACGCCGGTACGCCGCCCCGGGCTTTCGGTCTACAACTCGTCCAGTTTTAACTCCGTCGATTTCTTCTATGAGAGTCGGCTGTTCAACGCGCAGACCGAAGTCATCAAGGTGCTGGCCGACCAGGCCGACGGCCTCTACGACGCGACCGGGTCCAACAAGATTCAGGTGTGGGCGAAGAGTCCGGGAGCCGGACAAACCTACCTGCAAAACGTGGCGAACTGCATGTTCTTCGCCAACGGTGTCGATCAGAAGAAGCAGCAGAACTCGCTGCTGACGTGGACGGCGAACACCAACCTCAGCATCAACTCGACCCAGACCTTCCTGGTCGGCACGTCGGGGTTTATCCAGCAGTTGATTGCGTGCGTACTCACCGTTACCCGCGTCACCGTGGTGAACCAGGTCCTCACCATCAACTGCGCAACGAACCTGACGAACACGATACAGGCCAACCTGCAGATCCAGTTCAGCGGCCTCACCGCGGCGCCGTGGCTCAATGGCCAGGTAGTCAACGTGACTTCCGTCTCTGGTACCTCGTTCACCGCGACGTTCACGAACAACTTTACCCACCCAAACACCGTCGTGAACGACTCCGGTCGCGCGCAGGTGTTGAACGGCGGCAACCCTACAACCGGATCGGTTCTCCCTTCCTTCAGTAGCACGTTGCTGGGTCAGACACTCGACGGCACAGCGCTGTGGGTGAATCGCGGAACCCCAATCCAGAACTGGGGCATCGCGGCACCAACGAACCTGCCCACCATCGTGCACGGCGGCCAAGCAGACGCGTGGCAGCCGAATACTTTTTACGCCAACAACCCGGTCATCGTGGACCCGAACGGCAACCTGCAGAAGGTAACGACTGCTGGTTTCAGCGGATCCGCCGCACCAGGTTGGGCTACGTCCGTTGGCGGTACTACGACCGACGGCTCTGCAATATGGACGATGATTCAGACTGCCGCGTCCCTGGTGTGGCAGCCGCACACGCATTACGCCAGCGGACACTTCCTGATCGGTACAGCGGGCGGCGTGCAGTGCCTCTTCCAGCTTGAGGGCTTTACCGGCGTCAAGATCTCCGGCGCGGTGAACTCCTACCTCTACAACTCCCCGCACAGTGGTGCGGTGGGGTGTGTCGTTCTCACCTACCCAACGGCTCTCGGCAGCGCGATAGATACAGCCACCGGCAACAGTTTCCTCTTCAACCCTCCAGCGAACCCGAACCAGAAGCCGGTGCAGTGGGCAACGCTGAACGGGGCCGGTGAGACCACAGGGTACGTAGTCCCGTATCCGTCGATCACGGAGAACTACTGCCAGATCCTTCTGGCGAATCTCGAGTTCCCGGCCGCCGGACAATACACCGTCCAGTTGACGCACCAAGATGGTTTGATCTGGGGCATGGGTGGTGGCATCGAAGCGGTGAGTGGGCTGGTGACGAATCCGATCGGCCAGACCGGGACGCCAGCGAACAACTACCCCATCTTCGCGTCCACGAACCTCAGCGGAACGAACGTCGACACCGCGGTGATTAACGTGCCTGCGGCAGGGACGTACCCCATCGAAGTCGCTTGGGATTACTGGTACCACTCTGGACAGACGCTGCAGATCAAGGTCAACGGGAACGACATCATCCCCGACCCGGCAGAGAGCGGTACGACCCAACCGATCTGGCCGACGTGGACGACCAGCAACGCACCGAGTTACCCCACGGTCTCTGAATCGCAGGGCGCGCTCGCCTGGACGAATATCGGGCCGGTGTCCGATTACTCGTGGATAGGGCTGACGAATTACATCACGACCGCGACCATCATCGATTCGAACAACTACATTCAGGGTCCATACGAAGCGGGAAAGTCGGGTACGACTCAGCCTAGCTTCAACACGACAATCAACAGCACGACCGCCGACAATCCGAACCTGCTGTGGATCAACCAGGGCCAGGCTTCGGCCGCACCCACTGGCACACTGACCACCGTCGACGGCGGATGGCAGTATTGTGCCGCGCTGGTCAACACACTCGACGACACCGTTTCGAACGCCGGACCCGTTACAGCATCTACCGGCAATTTCCGCGCGTCCACTGGCGTTAAGGTCAGCGGCGGTATTCCGACCAACTACGATCCTCAGTGCGACTATGTGGCCATTTTCCGGACACAGGACGGTGGCGCAACCTTCTATCTGATCCCCGGTCCCGGGAACACGCCGTATACAGTCCCGATTCAGCAGTACATTGCGAACGGATACACCGACACCACGACGGATCGCAACCTCAACATCCTGCTTCAGGCGCCGCTCGCCGGCGAGAACACTCCGCCGCAGACCGGTGTCATCAATCTGGTCTACCACCTCTCGCGCATCTTCGTGTCGCTCGGCAACACTGTTTACTGGTCGACCGGCCCGGACACGCCGATAGGGAACGGCACCAACGGATTCTCACCGCTGAACTTCGCGACCTTCCCCTCGTCCGTGAAGCGCATGGTGCCGACGGCGATCGGTCTGCTGGTCTTCACCGTCTCCGACATCTACCTTATCCAGGGGAGCGGCACACCCGGCAATCCCATTTTTCCGGTGCCGTACGCGCAAGGCATAGGACTGCTCTCGTACAACGCGCTGGCTGTCAGCGGAACGATCATCTATCTGTTCACGTCGGACAAGCAACTACTCTCGCTCGACCCCGGCGCGTCCGGCGCGTCCGAAGTAGGATTCCCCATCGGCGACCAACTCCAAGGATGGGACCCGACTCAGGTCTACGTCACCTGGCACGTATCTGGAAGCCAGGACAAGGCTCTGTACATCGCGAACGGTGGCACCGCATGGTACCGGCTCTGCACGACCCCCGCACCTGAAACCGGAATGATGTGGAGTCCGATCGCGGCGATCGAAGGCAACTGCAAGGCAGTGCAATCCATCGAGGTCACGCCCGGTGTGCACAAACTCCTCGTAGGCCCCCTCGGCGCGGGTCCGATATTGCAGCGCGACTACTCAGTTTTCACGGACAACGGCATCGCATACCCAGCCTACGGAATCATCGGCTCCCTGGTGCTGGCGCAACCGGGTCAGGTGGCCGAACTCGGGTTTGTCACTTTCGACGCATCAAGGATAGGCACCGCGCCGACGATCAGCGTACTGCTTGACGAGATCTCAGGCGATTTCCAGGATCTCCTCAGCCCTGCACACGACCCGCCACAGCTTCCGCCCAGCCTAACTCTCTACGCACAGCGTATGTACTTCTCGACGACACAGGCTCCGGCTATCTGCCGCCACATGCAGGTCCAGTTCACATGGCCAGCGGAAGCCTTCGCAAACGAGTTGCTGAGTCTGACCATCTACGGTGGCTTTGCTCAGGAAACAGCCTAATGTCTACACTTGAGCAGGCCACGTCCCGCAGCATAGAAGAACTTGGGTACACGCCAGCCTCACCGACGCCGGCCCCGCTTTCTCGGCCTCAACTGCCGGAGCCAACGCACCTCACGTTCATGCGTTGCCCGTTGCCGCCGATCGCCGCCACTCCGGACTCTCTGCGGCAGTTCCACATGCCCGGGATTCCGCAGATGCGCATCATCCCTCCCGCGCAGAACACGAACACCAGCGGATCGACGACCAGCACTAGCAGCACGGTCGTCATAGGATCTGGCAGGGCGAGCTCCAGCGGTTCGACCACCGTCATCAACACGCAGTCGCTGAAGAACGCCTCTGTGACGACGCCGACACTGAGCCGGGGCCAGTCCACGCAGGTGTCTATCCCGATGGCGACTGTTTTCGCGCTCATCGGTGTATCCGTGAACAACCCGGCGCGCGTCCGCCTCTACTCGAAGAAAGCGTCGCAGACTGCCGACGTCAACCGCCCCACGACTGCGCCAGTCATCATCGGCAGCGAGAATGGCATCATCGCCGATTTCCTGCTGGTGGCGAACACCGAACTTACCTGGACGTGCTCACCGGCGGTAGTCGGCTTCAACGACGACAACCCGCGCGCCAGCACTTGCTACGTGACGGTCACGAACCCAAACCCCACGAGTTCCGTTTTCACCGTCTCCTTCACCTTCGCACCCATCGTCGCCTAATGCCCCAACTCTACCCGCAGCCAGTCTCGAGCACGCAAGGCGTCACTATCCGCGCCGGTGCCGGCCTGTTCGGGGGAGGGTTGGTCGCGCTCGGCCAGAGCACGACGCTGAGTACGGAGAATGTGAGACAGCAGTACACGATGACTCCCGCCGCCGACGGAGTCACAGGCTCTTTCACCATTCAGGGTCCGATCCCTTCCGGCTACGTGGATGTCTTCGTCGGTGGACAGTTGCAGCAACCCAGCGCGTACACGCGCGCCGGCGCGCAGCTGCTCTTTCAGGATCCACCCACTTCCGGCGCCACGATGGCGGCTGTCTACGCTTCGCCGGACACGCGTCAGCAGTACACGCTGTCCCCGGCCGCAAACGGAACGAACACCACGTTTACTTTCCCGAGCGACCTCCCGAACGCGGTATACGTCGACATCTATGACGCCTCCGGCAACATGCTGACCGCCGGCACGGACTACACACTCAACCTCATATCCGGAAACTGGACAGTGGTCTTCGCGACTGCTCCGGCCGCTGCGGCCACGCCGATCGCGGTGTTTATGCCGACCACCCCGGATGATCGCAACCAGTACGCACTCGCACCGGAGGCAGACGGAGCAACGACGCGATTCCGGATCATCGGCGGCGCGCCGACTGGAGACGTGGATGTCTTCGCGGGTGGGTTGTTTCAGGTGGCGAGCGATGCAGAACTGAACATGGTGGCGGGCACGTGGGTGATCGATTTCACTGCGGCCCCGGCACCCGGCACGACGCTGTTGGTGGTGTTCTAATATGGCACCAAAGATACTTACGCCGAACACGGCAATGGGCGCTTCCGGCCCCGGCCACGCACCAGGGTTTGTGCCCGACCCAGGATCAACCGCCGGCACGTCCCGGTTTCTCTGCGAGAACGCCACGTTCGCCCAGCCGTCCGCTTCTGGCGTGACCAACGCCGCAGACGTGACCGCCGCCAACACCTTCGGCCCCGTCCAGGCGTTCACGAATGGGTTCATTGTGGGCGCGGCAGGCGCCGAAGGCGCCATGCAGTTCACCGCGGGCACGCTTCAGTTCGGGGCCATCATCGGGGCAACGAGCATAATCGAGGTCTTTCAGATTTCGGGAGGGCGTGCCAATGTTGGGATAAACAGCTCAACCACG